ATTTTTTTTTGAATCCGACAGCCAAAAACCCCACATCAATCATAACAGCAAACCTCCCTTTAATACTCGCCCGGCCACAACTCGCCCTTTACCATGCCCCACGATATAAAAACGTTTTCCGGCGTATTATGTCCAAACTCCCACGCGGGAACGACTTCCCGCCCGTCTGGCATGACAACGGGCTTTTCACTCCATTCTCCCCACCATGACAAGGCAGCGCGTTCTGACTCAAAGATGCGGGAGACCATAATAGAATTATGATAAAGAAAAGTTGTTGTGTCAGATACCACGCGCGGCGCTCCGTGCTTTTCGTCATCGTATGCGCGAACATAACGCCGCCCGTTGGAATAGCTACAATAATAGAACATTATTTACACTCCCTTCTTGCCTTTTCCACGGCATCACAAGCCGCCATATAAGCCCTAAAAAATGCCTCTGGTATGATACTGGTATCATCATACCCAGGTACCGGTAACGCCTTGCAAGCGGCTTTATATGCCTTGTTTTCGTCGATTGTATAGCCTATCGCATCGGCGGCATTTTGCAGCTTGTACAACCGCTTTTCATAATATCGGATAGAATGGTTATTTTTCATGATTTTACGCTCCTTTTAATATCCGCCGTTTGCCTTGCAAAACTCATGCAGCAGTTTTTCCACGGCTTCGCGCTTTTCATCGTATGTCATGCCCTTATTTTCCCACGCTAAAATATCCATTGCTTTATTTTCGACTTCTGCGATGCCTTCCAGCCGTTCGCCGACCATGCCACGATATCCGGTGCAAATCGTCAGGCCGTACACCTCATACACATCAAAATTCCAGCCATACACGCCGCACGTATAAGCAACTGGGTTATGATTTGTCAAAAGATATTGCAAGTCGCAATAACCCGCGCTTCTGAGGTTGCAAGCGCCTTCGCGAATCGCCTTTGCTGTAGTCTTGTATTTCATTTTGATAACCTCCTAAATTTGTTTTGATATAAGTATGATACCACTTTGTCTCCTGTTTTGCAATTAGCACATTGTACAAATTTAGCGCTTCTTTTTGTTAATTTTTTCATGTATCCACGCCACGACGGCGGGGAAAACAAGCCCTACAATTATCATTCCGATGATGATAAAAAAATCGTGTATGCTCATTTTTGCGCCCTCCATACGTTATAATCAGCAGCAAACATGATTTTATATCCGCCGTCAACTCTAACAACAACTTCGCTTCCCGTGGCCGCCTTGGAGGCATAGTACCTAGAGATATATAACCCCGTGCGGATGTCCTGTCCATTTATGATATATTGACTGTTTTTCATTTTTGTTTCCTCCTCGCCTTGCGGCTGCCCTTGTGTTTCTTGCTTCGTTGTCTATATACTACCACCTTCGACAGCAGATTGCAATATGGAATTTTGCACAAAATAACTATAATTTTAGCGGCTTGCTTTGTGCAATATTTTATACTATATATATATTATTATAGCTGTTCGCCTGGTATGGACAAATCCGGCGATATTGCACATGATAGAAAAACATGGTCTTTTTCGCATTTTAACCGGCCTTCACGCGCTTTCAGGGCATAGCAGTATAATTACATTCAAACGGCGGCAAAACATCATGACGGCGATTTTTCCATTTATTGCCATTACAATATTCATTCATATGCGCGGCGTTTCGGCATTTTTAATCCTAAAATGTTCAAATATGCAAAACAGTGATTGATTTATTCAAATGATATTCATTTACATTATAACTATATAATATTGAAGATTATATTATCTAATGTATAATATTAGATTGATAGCTGGACAGTATTGATATAATGGCGGCTTATAGATCAGCGGCTTATTATCAACATAGATAATAATAAGTTATTATAATAATATATCTATATAATAGTAGTATAGTTAATAGCAGGATAGCAGCGATGGCTATATAATATAAAATATTGGATTATGTTGTTAGAATGTATAGTTGATTGTATTATGTATTAGATATAATAATATTATATATTATTTATTGTTTCACGTGAAACATTGTGTTGATTGTTGTTGTGTTATTGAAAAATGAAAGCGTGAAACATTTGTGAAGGATTGTTTCACAAACAATAGCACGCTATGTAATGCGCGTGTATACCCCTAGGGGGTATATGGCTTCTAACATGTATAGCCCGAAATCGTACTATAATAGCCGTTCTGGTGCCGTAAGCGTGTTGTTCACAATTTGTTCACATAAACCCTTCGGTAACTATAATTATGCAAGTAATATCTATTAACCTACTAGGGGGCTGGGGTTTTGGACGACAGCTTCCTGGTCGATGAAAAAACGGTTGTAGCACTAACAACGCCAACAAGCGTAATACTCGCCGCATAAAATCTATTGTAGATCAATTCAATTATGAACAATATAAATATTATATTGACACCCCTATACAGTGTGTGGTATAATTAAGGATGGTGAAAAAATGGACAATAAGTGAAGTAGTAATATCCTATATATTAATAGCCATTGAATGTCCATTTTTTGAAATATGTCCAAATTTGAAAGGAGAAAATAATATGCCGAAAACAATAAAAGAGCCGATTTCAGAAGAGACGATTGGCAAACTTAAAGGACTTGAGGGCAAAGAAATGAACTATCAGCAATTATGCCGGGAGCTTGATATGTCGCCAAAGACAAGCAATTCTAAAACAGCGCAGATTGCCGAGATTAGGAAATACTGTGAACTTGAGCGCATATCCGGTACACAGCGCTATCGCATTAAGCAAGTGTATGACGATAATATTATTGACTTGAATACATATCTGGATACGCCGGAGATGCAACTGCTGTTTGATGCGTCGCTGTTTAAGGCTTTTAAGAATTGCGGCAATAAGACGCTGTATTTATCCAACACAGAGATGCTGCGGCTATTTGAGGAAATCAATGACAACTTCAGTTACACATTCAATCCAAGGGCACTTGCCACCATCAACAGAAATTTCACATATATGGCCGATGTTGGCAAAATCGTCTATCGCATTTTACACCAATGGACGCGCCGCAAGATTGATTCAATGGATGCTCGAGGCATTATTCTTAAAGGGTCTGGATTTAGAGCGTATTATAAAAAAGAGATTGATGGCATTATGTATACCATGTATCAGAATATAATGCCGAATAGTGACCTTGAGAAACGATGCCAGCGCGTATGGGTTGCAGCGTTAAGCGAGTTAAACAGTACGGACTATGTTGGCGATTTAGACATTAAGTGGATGCCGGAAGAAAAATGGCTTGAATTTGAGCGACTGGTAGCCGAACACACAAAGTCTGAATTTGAGAAGGAGGGATATGATAGCATCCGCCGCGTTGTTATCTTGCGCCCAATGAAAGAAGAAGATATGGATAGAATAATGTCTGCTGTTCAAGAGCGCATTGGGCGGCTTGGAATTATCAACACAGAAGCCAAACGCAAGGTGTTGATGACCACCCAGCTCGATGCCGTCTGCACTAATACGCAACGGCAAGAATTTATTGATTACAATATGACACCTAACCCGCCAAGATGGTTCAATGAGCACAAAGAAAAAGAGAGACGGGGTTAACCGCCTCTCTTTTATTATTTGTCCTCAAGTTCCTTAATTAGCCGATTAAGATAGAACCGCGCTTTACGCACATCCTCCAGTCCATTCTTTGTCTCATAGCGCCAGATATACTTGACAATATTGGCAACGCACACCGCCTCAATTCCGCGCTTATTAACCGTTGCTGACTTAATAGCGTCAATGCACTCAATACCGCCCTGATTATAATGAGGCGGGTGACACACCATATCCGGCTTGATTTCGTTAATAGGGCTTTCATTTTTTTCGGTCACAATGTCATCAGCGAGGCTAACGCGTAAGCCAATTTTGCTCAAACACTCAATGAGCTGGTCATCATTCATATGTTCAAAATCATCATTTGCAATATTGCCGTATTTAGTCTTGATGCCGACAAATGGGCAATCTGTATACTCGCCACCTTCGAAAGCCGTACAGCCCCCTCGTCGAGCACAATATGTGTTCAGTTCATAAATCATGTCCTCTCGCTTCATATTACCAACATCCATGTTCATCCATCCTTTCTTTCTTCATGCCATCGCATCAACTGTATCGCCTTGCCAACGACCCATTTGTTCTGAACAGGTAGATTATATCCTGTGCTGTGGTCAAAATCCTTGAACTCTGCCGCCCACTCCACCTTATCGGCTATTGATGGATATTTCGCTTGCAAATGCTCAAGCTCAACCGCCCACTTTGCCCATGTAGCATCATCAACTATCGACTCGTTGAATTCGTAGTAGATGCAAGAATGGACGAGTATTTGTAATCGCCGTCGTTTAATAAGTTCGGCAATCTGGTCATCAGTCATTATCGAACCCACGCCTTCTCGTATTCGCCGGTTGCGTTGAATTTGTTGAACCATTTAGTCACAGCTTTAATAAGTTCTGCATTGCACTGGTTACACATCTTCATGCGTGGCGCAAAAGGAAGATGCCATTCAGCACGTCCAGTCAATTGTTCAAAATTGGCTATATATTCAATCGGCATATCACAGCCGCATATTGGGCATTTGGGCGTTGGTAATTGTTGCTTAGTCCTCGCCATTATCATCCTCACTTTCTTCGTCATAATCGGCAAAATGCACCTCGACGCCAAATTTATTTTCAAGCACATCAATCGCTTCTTTGGGTGTGATATTAAAGAATTCTCGGTCAGGTGCTACACGCCTATCATCAAAATAATGATGCATAGCTGACTCAAGTGCAAAGCAATCATCGCTAAATACAAAGCCGTGTGTGCGGAAGGCATAGGGTAGCGACGACGAGCTGAGCTGCTTCACGCGCATCACTGGATTAAGTTGACGTGTGCAGCCTACCTTCACTATCCCAGGCAAACTTGGAGAACTGATGACATATAGCCAACCGGCTTTATTATGCTCACGACGATAGCGCAGATCATTCAACCGTTTGTCAATTTTTGCCATATCGCCCTTAATAACCGATCTCTCATTATCTGTCAGTGCTTTGGCAAATGCAACATCCATAGCTTTGCGTTCACAATTAAGACGGGCCTCTTCTTTGGCAATTTCCTCCAGCAGTTGTTCTTGTTCACGCAGTCGGCGTTTTTCTTCACGAATTCTTGCTGCTTCTTTTTTCTTATTGACCTTAATCGCTAAATTAACATCCATGATGGCAAGTCGCTTACGTACATATGCCGGATTTAGCTCGATGCCGACCTTACTAGCCTTCTTCTGCAATTTATCAAATCGCTTAGAAATCAGCTCTTTGCTTTTGGAGATATTGGCATCTGTCAAGCTGCGTTCCTTATCGGTAATGTAACAATTTAGCGCATAACAAAATCCATCGCCCATAGCCTTCTGCATTTCTCTGCCTTTAGCCTCAGAGCCATCAACACGATATTGCTGTTTGATGCTATATAGTCCATTGCGGATTTCGGCGTCAATAGCCGCTTGCATACCATGCCGCTTATGCTCAAGTACATCCAGGCTATCGTCATAATATGGGATGCAATAATCTTCTCGCGTCTCAATGACATTGATTGCTCCTGTCAGCTCATTATATCGCCGTTGAGCCTCGTCGGCCTTATGCAACAAGATATCGTATCTTGCCGCTATCTCATTGTTGTCTGCGGCGATTCTATCTCTCTCAGCCTCAAGTCGCTTAATTTCGTCTTTGAGCTTATTGCGCTTAAATAGCATCATGTCATTTCACCTCTATGCCGATTATATCACACATGCCGCATGTTGTCAAGTGTGAATTTTGCTTACAATTTGTTCATATCTTTCTAATGGTTTTCCCCACACCCCTTTCCTTAACTATCTATATGTATATAGATATTATAACATATATTTATATATTTGTCAATAATAAAATTGTTAATAATTTATTCATAATTATATATAGATATAATCTTGACTTATGATAGAATATATGGTATAATACTAGTAATCTAAGGAGGTGAACATGTGTACTGGATGGAGATGTCATATCGCCGTGAGCATATGACGATGAGACAGAGGTTGTATGTAGAGCCGGAAGAGCTTGATGAATATAGTGATGACCAATTTTGGTTGGATGTTATGACTAACGACGTTTTAAGCATTGGACGAATTGAGGTGAAATAATTGCCGCTTACTGAATTTTGCTACATCCCTTCAGTGGCAACAGATGCTTTTTATACGCCGCAAGAACAAAAGATTCATGGCAAGCTTGTCAAGCTATATATGCTGCGCAATAAGGAGCGAAATGGTGAAAGTCGTGAGTGGCGTATGTCTGCTGTTAATCGTGTTATTAAGCGATATAAAGAGCGGTTGAGTGCCATGCTTAAAAAGTCGCTTGAGGATAATATTACACGAGAGTTGAATCCCGACGCTATTAAAGACCGCAACATCATAAATCTGTTTTGCTCTGAATTAACGCGCAACCTTGAGATTAGGCCGTTTGAACGCAGTGATAAGATTATGATTGTCAACGTGTTCTTTTTTGAGGTGCTTAATAGTATCATTCACAATGGATTTAATTATAACGGCGAACATTACATTTTTTATTCGTGTGGTGCTGGTATGATTCGCACAAAACGATTCATGGCTATATGTGAACGAGACTACAACCGTATCGAGCAAACATTGATGTGCGGCTTAACAATTGACCATATCAATGAAATGGGCGGTATGAATGAAAATAAGTTGCTTAGCTATAAATCGCTGATGTCGTCTGCTACTGACCGCATTGAAGATTTTAACATTGACAAATGTATTGTTGTTGATGACTTTGAGATGCCGGTTATGGCCGAGTCCGATTTTATTGATTGGACTGATTACAGTATTACACGAAAAACATCCGAGACGGTCATTGCCGAAACCGATGGATGGGGTATGTGTTGCACAAAAGGATGGAAGAGCAAGATTGTTAGAGCGCCTTGGATTAAGGGACTTGTGACATTTTTCGATTTTCAACAATATTTGCGAGAGGAATGTACACCTGACCAATGGGTTATTCGTGATATCTACGGCAAAGAATGGAATATCGTACTTGATGACATACAGTGCATTTTAACAAAATCGATGTTTAAGCTTTACAAGTTTTACAATTCTTGGGAGTGCTATAAGGCGCGATTTAAGGCGTATGGTTGCTATTTCGGCTGTTGTAGGGTAGAGGATGATTATATCCCAAAGGCGCGGATAAATTATCAGATGTTGCAATCTTTGAGCGATATGACAGATGATGAGATTGAGCGATTTATTAAGCCAACCGTTGATGAAATTCAATCAATCGGACAAGATTATCAAACGACTATGCGGCTGCTTGGAGCTACCGAGTATAATAAAAATCGTTCGCCAATGCAAGAGGCGTTGTTGCTATATCCAGAGCTATTCCGTGATGTATACAACAAAGAAATTCTCAAGCAGACCAAGAAGTCACTAGTTAAGCAATCGCGTGGCGGTCGACTTAGAGTGAACGGCAAGTATCTTCTTATATCGCCAGACCCAGTGGCGTTCTGCGAATGGCTGTTCAAGGGCGAACAGTTCCCGACTGGTTTATTAGCAGATGGTGAGGTGTATACCAACCAATTCAAAGACGGCGACGAACTTGATTGTTTACGGAGTCCGCATCTTTACCAAGAACATGCTGTTCGAGTTAATCGTCGCAATGCATTGACAGACAAATGGCTTGGTCAGACTAAATGTGTGTATTTTAGTTGCCATGACATGATTAGTCGTATATTGCAGCAAGATTTTGATGGAGATATTAGCCTTGTGGTTAGGGATAAGACGTTGACATCTGTGGCGAAGCGAAATATGACTGGTATTGTTCCGCTGTCATACGACTTAAAAAAAGCTCGCGGCGGCATGATTGATGCTGACAGATTGTATGAAGGCGTCAGCATGGCATATACTGGCGGCTCGATTGGTCCGATTAGTAACGCGATATCTAAGGTTAAGAATAGTGGTCGAGATTTAACTGATGAGCAAATCAAAGTCATTGCGTGGCTGACAATGAAAAACAATCAAGTCATTGATTATGCAAAGACTCTATGGAAGTCTGAGCCACCCAAAGATATCGACAATATCATCAAGTCGTATACACGAGCTAAGTTACCCCATTTCTTTAAGTACGCCAAAGATAAGGAAGATTGGCAGGTTGAGCCGCCTAATGGCAGTACGATGAATTGTATAAGTAAAGCCATACCTGATAGCCGTGTCAAGTATAGTAAGGCAATCCGCAAATTTGATTGGCGCGTACTGACAGATGGCGGCGAGTACACTGTCAATGAGGACGCACCGGTCATCAAGGCGTACAACTACTGGGTTAAGCATCAGCACCAGTTTAATGTCGAGAATGACAATGTTAAGGGTGCAGATACATATGCTGCCCAGTTGATTCGTGAGCGTATATTGACTGATAGTTGTGCTGAGTTGGCGTATGTTGTCAATAGCCTTGTGGCGTACTTGTACACTGTTAAACAAGCTAGCAACAAGAAACTGTTATGGGATTGTTTCGGTTGGGATATCGTTAATAACATCCGCAACAACGTTGTTGGGCTAGGTAAAATTTGTCCTATTTGCGGTCGGCGGTTTAAGCCTAGAGACATCCGGCATCTTTGCTGTAGCGACGAATGTTCACGGCTGCTGGATAATCAAAAACGTGAAATTAGAAGGGTTTTGCCGACTGGTAATGACTCGCAAACCCTTGATATTACTGGATTTGCGGATTTTAACCACAATATTTAGTATAACCAATAGGGAAAGGAGCAAAATATATGGGTAAATATCCCCGGTTATCGTATAAAGAAATACGAGATGAAATCATCAAACGCACCCATCAAAACCGCCAAGTTGTAATGGCAATTATGGATGCACATAGAGATATAATGCGGGAGGCTCTATGCAATGGTGTCGAGGTTGGCATTGCCGATCTGGCTATTTTGACATTTCGCGACCACCCGCCTCGTCCAGCTGGCGAGTATTGGGATGGATATACAAAGACGCGCCATTATTTTCCTGACCGTCCCGGATATTATACGCTGGCTGTGACGCCGAAGGAGCCGTTAAGGCAGGGAATTAAAGCTGGTACTGTATACGGTAAGAGTTGCACTAAGGAAGAATGGCTGGCATGGCTGGATGAATATCATCCCAACACAAACCGCCGTTTGAAATGGCAGGGCGAGAGCGAGGAGGCAGACGATGAGCAGCAGGACGAGTGATGTTGAGCTGTATCGGCTAGTTGCTCGTGAGCTTGATTGCACAGCGATAACTGCTAGAAAATACGTTGATGCTATTGTTGAGGTTATTGCTAAGGAGGTCTACCTGAGCGGATGTTGTCGAGTGCCAAATCTTGGAATTTTCGATGCCAAGGAGATCAAGGAATACATTCAAAAGCAAGTGACGCCTGAAGGTGATATCAAGGAATATCTAGTACCTGAGCATATCAAGCCGGTGTTTACGGCGTGTGATACGTTTGTCAACGATTGCAATATGAAGGGCGTGACAAAGAAGTATCGCAGGCGGGCTAAAAATAAGCAGCTGACGGTTCGTGACCTTGAGCGCATTGCTAAGGCAGATGCCATCAACCGTCTCAAGAACGTGGCTGACGGCGAGAAGGAACAGGCTAAGGCCGATTTTACTACAAAATTGAAGGAGATGAAAGAACAGCATGGCAAAACCGAAGAGGCTGATTAAGAAGCCATACAGCAAGTGCGTAGTTTCATATGTGCTGTTCTTGGCATCTGCCTTTCTGATATGGGCATGTTATGAGATGCACAGGCTGAATGACTTGACGCCGATTGCATATATTGGCACTGGCGTCGTCGGTTTGATTGCGGCGGCATTGGGCTTTTATGTATGGCGGGCTAAGGCCAGTGACACATATGACCTTGCCGTTAAGAAGGCAAAAAAAGAGCAGGAGCTTGGCGTCGGGCTTGATTTCGACGCTGATAATATTAACGTTAATATGTAAAAAGGAGATTATAAGATATGGATTGGGTACAGACTATTGTAAGTATCTTGAGCGGCCTGGCGGTGTGCATCCCTCTGGTTGTTAAGCTGGTTGAGGTTGTGCAGAAGGCCATCAAGGAAAAGAATTGGTGCAAACTGATGAAGCTGGTTATTGACCTGATGACTGAGGCTGAGCACAAGTTCAGCGAGGGCGCTGCTAAGAAGGCGTGGGTCATGGGCGAGATCGAAGCCGCCGCCAAGAGCATTGATTATCCGTATGATGAAGCCGCAAAGGAAAGCGTCAGCAAGATGATAGACGACATTTGCGCGGCGTCCAAGGAACTGAACGTTCCTAAGACCACTGAACAGTAATGAAGAAGTTTGGCATCGACATAAGCCGCTGGCAAGGCGACTTTGATATGCAACGTGCCAAAGCCGAGGGTGTGGAGTTCGTCATCGTCAAAGGAGGCGGTGGCGACTCTGGACTATATGTCGACCGGCAGTTTGCAACGAACTACGCCAACGCCAAGAAACTCGGCTTGCCGGTTGGTTGCTACTGGTTCAGCAAGGCTTTGAGTAAGGGTCAAGCCGTGCAAGAAGCCAACTATTTCTATGAGCAATGCCTGAAAGGTCGGCAGTTTGAGTTACCGGTTTATATGGATGTTGAGAATAAGTCGATGTTGGCACTTGGCAAAAGAGCGCTGACCGATATTATCAAGTCGTTTGTTGATACGCTAGCCGCTAAGGGGTGGCTTGTTGGTATATATTCCAGCAAGTCGATGTTCGCTGGTTATATGTACGATGACGAACTGTTGGCATATCCGCATTGGATAGCCCAGTGGTGGACATCTTGTTCGTATCCTGGCGAATATGGCATGTGGCAATTTGGCGGCGAGATAAATCAAATCCGGTCTAATAAAGTGGCTGGCGTTGTATGCGATCAAGATTATATGTTGGTCGATTATCCTACAATGATTAAATCCCAAGGATTAAATGGATATAAGAAAACAGAGGTGAGCAAGACGGCAACAATTAAAGATTTGGTGACTTTGGCTGAGAGTGAGGTTGGGTATCTTGAAAAGGCGTCCAATGCTCAGTTAGACGACAAGACGGCAAATGCGGGTGGTGCCAATTATACGAAATATGCTCGCGACCTTGACGCCATTGGATTTTATAACGGCAAGAAGCAGGGATATGCTTGGTGCGATACGTTCAATGATTGGCTGTTTGTTAAAACATTTGGTGTAGATGAGGCATTGCGGCTGCTGTGTCAACCGCAAAAATCGCTGGGTGCTGGATGCAATTATAGTGCACAGTACTACCAAACCAAAGGACAGTGGTATAAAACGCCGCAGGTTGGCGACCAGATTTTCTTCAAGTCGGCAAGCTACGCATATGCGCATACCGGATTGGTGGTTGGTGTAGATGCTACCACCGTATATACGGTTGAGGGTAACACCTCTGGTGCATCTGGCGTGATTGCTAATGGTGGCGGCGTATGTGCAAAATCCTATCCGCTGAACTATACCAATATCGTGGGATATGGCCGACCTGCATATACTGCGGCTGAAAAGGCTGAACAGCCCGACCCTGTGATGCCGCCCCCTACACCTGTGGCTGATACCCACTTGAACATGAAGGTGCGGCAGCTGAAGAAGGGCATGACGGGCAATGATGTTAAGACTCTACAAATTCTACTGAATGGCTATAGTTTCGCATGTGGCAGTGCTGATGGCGATTTCGGCACTAAGACGGAATATGCACTCAAGCAGTTTCAAACAAAATATAAGCTTGGCGCTGACGGCATTGCTGGTAATAACACATGGCATCAGTTCCTAGACAAGTAAAGGAAAGCATTGGTAGAGATATAAAGCGGGACAGCGCCGACGGGTGTTTCCAAGTACCGTTAATACTTGGATTACCGCTTAATATTAACTTTTAACGGAGGTTGATATTATGACTTATAATGAGTTTATTCAAAACATATTAGATGTCCGTGGGAGATTTGGCATCCCAGTTGGCGAGTATAAAGAGAGGCATCATATCATCCCTAAGTGTCTTGGAGGCCTAGATAACGATAGCAACCTTATTGATTTGTATGCAAGAGAGCATTACGAAGCCCATAGGTTGCTCGCAATTGAGAATCCTGATAGTGCAGGGCTTATTTTTGCATGGCATCAAATGTCTCATGGTGGTGGAAGTACAAAACAAAGGCTCGTTGTATCTCAAGATGAGTACGAAGAGGCAAGGGTGGCGTGGGCTACATTTATGAAAGAAAATTGGGTTGGGGAAGGGCATCCATGTTACGGGAGAACGGACATGTCTGGGGAAAACAATCCGATGTATGGAGTTCATAGATTTGGTGAGAGTTCACCGCATTACGGGCACCACCATACTGACACCGTGAAAGACGTATTGTCGAAATATCATAGTGTTCCAGCATTACAATATAGCATTGACGGAGAATTTATTAGAGAATGGCCTAACGCAAAAGAAGCGGCAAAATTTTATGGATTATCACCAACCACAATTAAAGATGCAAGGCGTGGGCGAACTAATACTGCGGCAGGATATATATGGAAATATCCTGACTGGTATACCGAAGGTAGAAATATGGTGTCTAACAATCTTGCCAAGCGGGAGGCAAATAGAACGCCTCGCAAGAGAGGGGCAGACAATAAATTGTCTAAACCTGTTTCACAGTTTGATGTAAATGGGAATTTTATACAAGAATGGGCTTCTGCCGTAGAGGCTATGCGCAATCTTGGGATAAATAATGCAAATATTTCAAAGTGTTGTATTTCAGGCAAAGGAACTGCTGGCGGATTTATCTGGAAATTTTCAGATAAAAATATGGAGAAAAAATGAAGTATATGCAATTAGTGACAGAGGCTACATATAATGCGTATAAGAAAATCATTGATGAGCAAGATTGGGCCTCTATTGTTTTAGGTGATGAATATAGAGATGTATTTTCCAACGAATATTTAAGAAGAGCCATTAAGGTATTTAACATCTTTATCGAAAAATACCAAAATGATGATATTGAGCAAGTAGATGATAAAGATAAACTTGCCGAGATTAGGGCGGCTATTGATGAACTGGATAAATCCAGACTTAAATTGCGGACAGAAAATCTTGAATGGGCGGCTAACAGACGTGCTGATGCCAGACTTGAGATGTTTGGCGAGGAGATTGAAGCCGCTATCAATCGGCTTGAGCCTATCAAGTTCAACCGCGTTTTTGATACAAAGCAAGTCAATGAGCGCACTGGTGTATTGTGCATTGGCGATGAGCACTACGGCACCATTATTGATATGGAGACGCTGTTTGGAGAAAAGGTCAATGTGTACAGCCCTGATATTTTTAAGGCTCGAATGAATATGCTAATGCGCAAGATGGTGGACGACAAATATAATATCGCCGACTATGATAACCTTGTTGTGTTTGACATGGGGGACGCCATCCAAGGGGCACTCAGGCAGAGCGACCTTGTTAAGCTTAAGGCTGGTGTTATTGATTCGGCGTTGCAGTATGCCGAGTACATTAGTAACTGGCTTGTCGAATTGAGCGAACAACTGGAGGTGCCGGTTGAGTACATTTGTCTTGGTGGCAATCATTGTGAGTTGCGTATACTAAATGGGCGCAAGGGAGATTTCCCACAAGAGAATATTGGACGCATCATCCGTGAGTTTGTTGCGTTGCGTCTACGTGACAATCCCAATGTCGTAGTTGCACCTTATGCCGAGTGTGGATTTAAGACAATCCAAGGGGTAAACATCCTCGCTTATCATGGTGATGATGCTAAGGGTGATTTGGACGAGCTAAATTTCTGGCAGGACTATCACGGCATTGATATTGATATCTTGCTGATGGGACATTTCCACCATCTTGACAACAAGACAGTGGGCGTTGGGTTGAATACTGAGAAAGAGGTCATTCGATGTCCAAGCATTGTCGGCGTTGATGATTTTAGCAAAAGATGCCGCAAGATGTCAAGAGCTGGTGCCGTCTTTATGATGTTCGAAGATGGAGAAAAGACGTGGCAAAGAAAATATGTGCTGAATTGAGGTTATAATATATGGACTTACTTAGACTTGGCGATTCTCCCCTGATTCTTGCGGGGGGGCGAAGTCCCCTGGCTTTAAAGTAACATTTCCTGCAACAGCCACAAACTGGAATCGTATTAGTACAGATGCCGTGTTATTGTTTGAAGATGGTACAACAAAATCTATGTCTGATTATTCTTCTTTGGCTGGTTTTACATTTGATGGCGTTATTGGTATATATCCAAAAGGAACGATATCTCAGTATATGTGTCAAATGTCGTTGTCTGGTGGCACATTGGCGCAAGTCAATCCACCGGCTTCATCTTTATTGTATTTTGTTACGATCGCCCCCGATTCTACTCAGACAACGACATTTGGTGGCGCAACAACATTTTGGTTGCCTGTCACAGATGTTATCATATCGGAAATCGTGATGGTTGATACTGATTAAAATTTATCATTTTTCAATCAATCTTGCCAATGTTTCGTTTGAATACGTCTACTATGCTTGTGGGGCGGTAGATGAGCAGTGGAGAGTTTGATACAACCATCCTATGCTGGCGGATGCTATGTATGCTTGCGGGGCACATAGCTCGGCATAGGATGGTTGAATATATCTGATATGCCATGTTGCATATTCAGACCAATGACCGAGCAATGTTTGGTCGTTCTTTGAAAGCCAACAGCGATTGCCGACCTGTTGTGTGGCGGCATATAAATTAGCAACTCGATTAGCCATTAGATGTGGGAACAAAAAAAGATGCTCTGAGCAGAGCGTAAATGCTCATCGCTACTAATCAACAGCGGTTGGTAAATTCCCAACATAGCGCCATGCGTGGGTGGAATAAGATGAGGCGCAAAATTTAGAAAGGAGGTCATTTCGCTTGCATCCATTTGTCTGTATTTGTCAGACTAAAGTATGAAGGAGGTGACCACTAATCTACCGCAAGTCCCGTAGCAACGGCGATACTGCGGTTACAACTGAATATTGTATGACATGCGGGTGTGACATTAGGTCATGCCCGCTATTGTCATAAGCGGAAAGAAAGGGAAATCAAATGGAATATAATCGTGAAAAGGAAAGGCTATGCGGCGTATGCCAAAAGCCAAAAGATAAGCAGACGTTCCATTCTAACCCCATTAAGCCTGGATATATGTATATGTGCAAAGAGTGCTGTACGACCAAATTCAAGGATGCTCTTGCGGCAACTGGAAATGAGGGTGCGGCATTGTGGTCTGTATGCATGGCTAATGACCTGCCTATGATACGCGATATATATGATGCTACCATTGAGCAATTGAAGCAAGTGCCGATGGGTGCTGGTCGTAAGCCCAGCTTGTTTTTGACATATATTGCACTGCTCAAGGATTGTGGCAAGAAATATGGCGGATGCTATGACAGTGACGTGCAACTTGGCGATTTTATTCATATCGGCACTGAGGATGAAATTGCCGAGGCTGAGAAGCGGGATGCAGATATTGCTGAACGGCGCAAAGTATGGGTTAAGACGTGGGGCGCTGATTACGATGATGATGATTGCGCATGGCTAGACGATATGTTTGAATCTTATACTGGCGAGATATATGAAATGGACACCGGGATGGAGATGCGATATCGTGATTTGTGCAAGGCTGAATTGCGCAAATTCAAAGATGGTGCTGATAAGGAAATTAGCGATGAGATATTTAAGCTAATGAAGCTCCTTAAAATTGACCAATTCAAAGAAAATAAGCGTAGCGATACAGAGAAATTTATCGAACGCATGGCATGGCAGATTGAAAATACTAAGCCAGCTGAATGTGAGGATTTAGAGAAATATAAGGATTTCAGCGGCTTTGAATCGACATGGGGTCATATCATGCGGTGTGTGAAAAATCTGTGTGCGGGCAGCAAGGAATATCCGAATATCCCCCGTGATGAGCAGTAAGGTGGTGATGCAGTATGAAAAGTCAACTTGGCGGGCTTAGACGCAAGTTTATGTCCAACCACCTTATTACAACACAGAGCGATTCAGATAGGGTACAAAGCAATGATGCCGAAGAAAATGTCATTGAGTGGTTGACTTTATTCTGATTCCGGCGAAATTGGCATATCTATGCCGAGATGGTGCTTGGCATCAAACTGCGGCCATTCCAAAAAATCATGCTCTACCTTATGGGTATATCGCAGGTATTTTTCGCTATATGTTCTCGTGGTTTATCCAAGTCGTTTATGGCCGGTCTTGGCGCAATAATCAAGATGAACCTGTACCCATATAGCGAGGTCGTCATTACATCGTCCACTGTGGCACAGGCGAATAAGTTGGCCGACAAGAAAATACGCGACGAGCTAATCAAGAAATTGTCGCCGTATCTTTTGTATATGTATGAGCACGAATATCTGGTTATTACCAAGCCGGATGATGGAACAAAGATTGAAAACAAGCTAAACGGCTCTACGCTGGTCGTTCTGCCTTGTACTGAATCAAGCCGTGGTGAACGTGCCACATTGCTGGTATTCGAGGAAGTGCGGTTGCTCAAGAAGAGCATTCTTGATTCTGTCTTTGAGAAAATGTCGCATCCACGTCGGGCAAAATTCCTTGAAAATCCACTGTATGGTGAAAATAAGCGGTGGATAGAGGAATGTCAGCGTGTGTATATCACGTCTGCACGATATAAGTTTGAGTGGTTCTGGCGGGCGTTTAAGAATACACTAACCCAGCACTTCCTTGATAAGCGTGTGACGTATAATGTATTTGCTGGCGACATCTTTATGGCGATTGAGAATCGGCTTAAAACATGGGCTGACTATCGTAAGGGCAAACAGGACAGCGAGGTTGATTTCCGCGCCGAAGATTTGAATGAGATGATTGGAGAAGCAGATGATGCGTTCTTTAATTATCAGCAGTTCAAAGAAGCTCAGGTTTTAACTAAAGCATTTAAGCCGTATAAGCCGCTTGACCTCATTATGGGCACTGACCTTGGCAATGTGCCAAAGGGTGAAAATGAGGTGCGCGTGATTGCTGCCGACTTTGCTTTTACAGAGACAAAAGGCTCAAATGAATCTGACTATACGCAATTTGTGTGTATGTCTGGACATTGGAAAAAAGACAGATTCGAGCGTCATATTGATTACATGGAGACATGGCCAGCTAATGATGACGATGGCGCTGTTCAACGGCTAAAAGAGCTATATTTCGATTACGATGCGGATTATGTAATACCAGATGTGCGAAATGGCGGTGAAAATATAATCATCCAATTCAGCAAGCCGTTACCCAATGAGGAGCGCGGTAGCGATTGGATTGCCCATGGTTTTGGTATAGCTGATATGCCACAATATCATGTGGCTCCAAAAGATAAGCTCGACTATTATCGGCAACGAGCAATCGACAAGGATTATATTCATTGCATTATCCCATTCGTGGGCACAGCTGCTAACAACACGGCGTATTGGCGTGGCATGAAACGGGCGCTTGACCGCAAGATGTTCAAGATGTTGTTGTCCATGCAAGATAAACAAACGTTAATTGCGGACGATAGCAGTTATTTCAATATGACGAGTGAGCAACTTGCCGACGAACTTGCGCCATATGGTCAGGGCGATATGCTGATTAAAGAGGCTGTCGAATTAACAAAGGAAATACGCAACGACAATATTAAGCTGGTAGAACCGCGTAGTGGTCATAAAGACCGCATTGTTGCTGCGGCTATGGCCAACATGATTATTGACTTGATTGAGGTTGAGTGGAATAAGCAATCTCAACAAGATGATTTTGATGTTGAGAACATCCAGCTTGTATGGTGATAAAATAAGCCTTGACAAATGGTTAAACATGTGGTATAATTGAATAAAGCGGGACAGGGAGTAGCTACCTTGCCAAGCGCCCTTAACACTTGGCTAACCGCTTCAATAAAATCTTTAAGGGAGATTGATATTGATGAAATTTTGTGGTATTTACAAAGTAACAAACAAAGTTAATGGACTAAGTTATATTGGTCAAGCGGTTGAAATCTTGATTAGATGGCGACAACATTTAACCGAGGCTTTTAATCCATCAAGTGTTGGATATAATAGTTATTTCTATCGCGCTATTCGTAAGTATGGAGTAGAATCTTTTGACTTCTCCATATTGGAAACGTGTGACGTTGACAAGTTGGATGAACGCGAAATATATTATATCGCAAAATTTAACACATATTTAGGAAAAGGATATAATATGACGGCGGGAGGTCAAAAAGATATTTCTTGCACAACTGCAAGAGCTATTGACCAATACGATTTAGATGGGAATTTTATTGCATCATATATATCTATTGCTGACGCAATCCGTTCAACTGGAGCAAGGCATATAAGCAGAGTGTTGTGCGGAGATTCTAGAACTTCTGGCGGATATTATTGGAGCTATCACGGTGATGGGTTTAACATGCGCGACGTGGGGTCGAATAGTAGCCCTGTGTGCCAATACACGCTGGATGGAGAACTCGTTAAGAAATACGCATCCGTTAAAGACGCCACAAAAGAAACGGGCGCAACCGGGATTAGTTACGCTTGTCGCAACAAAACAAAAGCAGGTGAATGGTTGTGGGTATATGAAGGTGAAGATGTGGAGCCATATAAGTACCCCAAATACAATCATCCATCAAATAAAATTGTTCACCAGTTTACAAAAGATGGGAAATTTGTAGCGTCTTACATGTCGTTTGCTGAAGCAGAGAGGAAAACAGGAGTTGCGCAATCTGGCATTTCGTCTTGCTGTCGAGGCAAATATAAACAATCTGGTGGATACATATGGAAATACGCAAATCAGCTCGATACTACGGGCTGATTATTTTATTGAAAGGAGGTATTTAATGAACGAGACAACTCGTAGCGATATTCAAGACGTGCTTGATTTTAGCGCTGGACTGATGGCAGTAGATGGCTGGTTTTCGCCGTTTTTGAGCAATCAATTGCTGACCAATCTGAACAATAATCCACGACTGCCAAATGCAGAACAAGTGAAAAAGGCGTTGCAAGATTATAAGAACAGCGGCGCTGACCTGAGTGGATATGTGGATTTTGCTCGGTCTGTTGATATGCTGTTCAAGCGGACGTTGTATTCTTACGCTAATGCGTTGTCATTTGATTTGCAGATTACATGCAAGAACGCATATACAGCTGATGATTATAACAGCGACGCATACAAGAAAGACCGGCAGACTGTTGATAATTTTCTGACGAATTTTGATTACAAGAAGGAATTCTACAATGTTTTGCTAAATGTTATGACGAGCGAGACATATTTTACATGGTTCCGCAAGACCAAGACGGGCAATCGCGGCAAGATGAAATATGCTCTGCAAATCATGCCGCAGGATTATTGTATGCTGACGGGATATTTCGAGAAAGGCTTGCTGTGGTCTTTTAACATTTTATACCTGATGCAACCGGGCGTAGACATCGAAGGATTTGACCCCTCTCTTAAATCCACCTATCTAAGAGCCATCCAATCCTCCTCTATTGATTATCGCCCATCCGCACCCCTTAATCAACGTGACGGCAGCTATGCACTGTGGGCTGATGTATCACCCCTTTCGGGAGCATGGGCTTGGAAATTTAGTACTGATACATTTGCTCAGAATCCCTTCCTTGCGCCGTTTGTGGTCAATGTGCTGAGAAATAATGAAGTCGGCGATTTGCAGTATGATAAGGATTTACTGTCCGCTGCTGGCATCTTGGCTGGTGAGATTCGGCTGTTTGATTCAGCTAAGTCGGGCACTCAGGCCAATCAATTTTCAATTGACCCACGCACACTTGGTGGTTTCATGTCGAAGGTTCGGCAAGGACTTAGTAATTCCGCTGTTAAACTGGCCGCTATGCCTCTTGAGAATATCAAGTTCTTCCAATATGAAGATAAAAACCCCGAATCTTACAACAACGACCTGACCACTACTGCTGGACTTGGTACTGGCATTAGTCGTGTTATCTATTCGTCTGACCGCATGAGCAATGCCGAAATTGAGGCGGCGCTGAATGAGGTCTATCAGACGATGAAGCCGATGTATGCCCAGTTTAACAATTTCCTTGATTTTTATGTCAATCAGATGACCAGCAAGTATAAGTTTAAGTTCGAGTTTGTAGGGTCTAATTATCGCTTTGAGCAAGAGGCGAGATTTGACAAACTGACCAAACTGGCTGAGCGTGGTCTTGTGCTGAACTCGTCTGCATGGGCAAGCGCTATCGGCATGAATCCTGTGACATTTGATAGGATGCTTGCTGAATCTAAGGCGACTGGCTGGTGTATTAAGAATGGCCAGCTTATGCTCAATGCAAATACATCGAAGTCGCCCAGTGAAAGCGGTAATGACGGTGGTAGGCCAAGAGCTGACGATTCTGTATTGACAGATTCGGGCGAAGCAAGTCGTGAAATGCTTGAATGAGGATGAATAATATGATTGTATCTAAAAATACTCAAGATGCGCTGATGGAGCTGATTAAGCAGTGTTTCGTTGAGAATCGCAAATTCGACCGCATGGTATCGGTATTAAATGTCAAGTTCGCCATGAACCAGACATCCAATCTTATCCATCATGGAATTGCACATTGGTTCCCTGCACTGAGCGACAAAATCGGGGAGCAGACGCTTGAGCGTTATAACATCTCTGTCATCTATGGTGAAACGCCGAGTGGGGCTGAGGATTATGACCGAGCTAGTGACATCATTGCCGAGGTTGAACGGCGCGTCATTGATTTCCAAACCATGTTTATGGGTGTATGCAAAATCGCGTTGGATAATAATGATATCCATGTATATGCCGATTTGCTGGATATGTTGGAGGATGTCAATGAAATCGTCGAGCAGGTGATTTTGCTCAATGATAAGATGGCCGTTTATGGCGATGAGCGAATTGGCGCTTATGACCACGATATCCCTGACTTTTGGATTTTGAAGGAGGCCAACTAACATGATTAGGCTTGGCACTCCATCTGATACAAGTAAGTATGTGTGCCTTGATGGGCAGTATGCGCTTATGGCACATCAGGCGGGCAATTGTCCTGAATGGAAAGATGATGATGGCAGCTTGTGGTTCAAGCGCACTAAAAAGATGTTGAAGTTCTGTGCTGATAACGGCATTGAGCTTTGATATAATAAGGAGAAATTTATGAGCGAATATCAAGCCATTAAGAATCCAGCAGAGGCTCGTCGGTTGTTAAAGTTGGGCAATCCGATTTATGATATTGCGCCAAAGCATGAGCACGGCAAAGAAAATGAGACCGTGTTCTTCTTTGAGCGTACCGATAAGCTGTATAAGGATTTGGGCTGGAAGAAATAATGAGAGAGGATTGAGTGAAAATGAGAGAGAAAATCTATGTATATTGCCACACACATAAAGAAACCGGCAAGAAATACTTTGGTGTTACTGGTAGAGACCCACATAGGCGCTGGGGCAATAATGGGTGTAATTATAAGAGTTCTCCACATTTTTATAGTGCCATACAAAAGTATGGTTGGGACGCATTTTATCATGACGTATTATTAGTGGTGGGAAATAATGAAAAGGCTGGAGAAATTGAAAGAGAATTGATTATATCCTACAAGACCTATTTGCCTCAATATGGGTACAATATTGAGCTTGGTGGGAATTTTAATGGAAAACATTCTAAAGAAACGTGTCGTAAAATATCCGAGTCCAAGATTGGCAAACCTCGTAGTGAGGAGACTAAGAAAAAAGTGTCTGCCGGATTGATTGGTAAGATGGTTGGCTCAAAAAACGCTCAAAGCAAGCCGGTTATATGTATAACTACTGGAATTACTTATGAGAGCCAAGGGATTGCATCTCGTAGCACCAGAGTTGACCAAGGCGATATTAGTAAATGTTGTGCTGGCAAGGCAAAATCTGCTGGTAAATTGCCAACTGGCGAAAAATTGGTTTGGCAATATTATCAAGAAGAATAATCGAAAGGTGGTGAGAGATTGGAAAAAGAGTTGACATTTGCGGTTGAAGAAATTCGGCATATTGACGCATCCGAGTATGACAGTGACGATTATATGCTTGCGCGTATTAAATTCTTGTCTACAAGACCAAATGCGCATGAAATTGCAATTAGCGAAGATGTACTTAGAGCGTCGGCCAACACCGTGCTTGGCAAGTGGGTAACTGGTGAGGTGTTGTGCGGGGATTGTACTACACATACTGACGGCCAAGTAATCTGCGGAATTGTGCCAAAAGAGCAAGACGTTGAATTTGTTGAAGCAGACGATGGTTATATTGATGCTTATGTCGATTGCATTATCAGCAAGCGATATGCCAAACAGTATTGCAATGTATTTTCCGAGGATGACGATGTGAGAGCCGTATCTATTGAGGCGGCGTTTAATATGAAGGATGAGAATGAGGCTGAGTCATTTGACATCAAGACGATTACTACGCTTGGACGTAATGTTTGTCCCTCCGTCCCTGGTGCTGATATTACTATCACAAGATTCTCCGAGCAAGATGCAGAGGAATATTATCGTATGTCGCAAGCTGATTCTTTGTCCAAGCTCAAAACATTTGTAGAGGAGCGTAAAACAAGTATGGCTGAAAAGAAGTACATATCGCATCCCATCAATACGTCTAAAGACGCTGTTTATACTGGTGATTGGGATGGCAACAAAGCCAAGCAGGATTTGATTAAAGAGAAGAACTACAAGTCTCTTGCGCCCAAGGTCTGCCTCAAACTTGAGGAAGGCTGGGAGGACAGAGAAGTGACCAAGATTGGCTACCCCGTCATGGGTCTGTATGACGGTGAATGGCGTTATTCAACCAAAGCCATCGCATCTGCACAAGCTTATGCAGAGCAGAATGACGAGACTGAGGTATTGAATAAAATCAAGGATATTCGCAAGAAGCTTGATTTGGACGATACTGACGGAAAGGAGGAAAAGATGTCTATGGAGATTGAATTTGCCGCTGTGAATATTGGTGATTTGTGGGGTCGGCTGTGGCATGAAATTGACGAGACTCGCCATTGGGAATATGGCATTGAGGGCATTTACGAAGAGGATAATAAGAAGTTTGCTATCCTTCGTGACCGTGCTCAAAAGCTGTACCGCCTTGATTTTAGTCTGACTGAGGAAGGGCTGACCGTGGCAGATGAGGTTGTTGAAGTTCAGCAGGAATTTATTGAGACTGACAACATGAAGAAGTTTGCCGAGCCTGAGAATGTTGCCGATTATCGCATTGCTGAGCAGGATGACGACGATGACGAAACCAAGATGTCTGAGGACGAGATGATGGCTAAGATTGCCCAGCTCGAAAAAGACATTGAGGAGCGCGACAACATCATCATGGAGCGTGATACAGAGCTGGCTGACCTGCGCGAGTATAAGAAGGCTGTCATGGCTAAGGAGAACGCTTGTGCTGTTGAGGCTATTATGGCAGAAATCAAGCCGTTTGTCAATGATGAGCAATTTACCGCTTTCCGTGAGGAAGGCCTGGCATGTGACGAGACGAATTTTGACGCTTGGAGCAATAAGGTTAAGGCTGTTTGCTTTAGCGAGGTAAAGAAGTCCGTTAAGAAGGACGACATGGGCGTGTTTACTTTTGCCGCGCCTATTGACGCCAAGAAGAACAAGCAGAACGAGGATATTTGGACTCGTCTGAAGAACCAACACTAAAATTAACGAAAAGGAGATTATTATTATGGCTAATTATCATGGCATTGTCAACACCATGTCTATGTCTTGCTGGGACGTTGACGCTCTGAATATCGCCGGGGTGTATGCTGCTGGCGACCTGGATAACGGTACCCTGGTTACTCTGAAGAACATTGCCAAGGTCGACGAGACTGGGGCTATCACTGGTTTTGAGTACGTTGTGGAGCCTGCTGACGAGAACGCTACTAACGTGTGGCTTGTCGCCTCCCCCGAGGTCGGCAAGACCCTGGAGATGCAGATTCACGACGATATCCGCTATTTCTACAACGAGGCTGGCAAGCCCATGAGCGTTAAGGGCTTCATCCCCGGCATTGACTGCGTTGAGCTTGACGCCAAGGCGTTTGCTAACGGCACTCTGCCCGTGGTTGGCAATATTGGCCAGCTGTGCGGTGTTGCCGCCAACGGCAAGTTTGCTGCTCCCGCCGCTACTGTGGCCACTGGTGCTGCTTTCCGAGTTGAGGGCTTCCATTCCATCACTTGCGGCGCTGACGAGGTTGTTACCGTTGTCCTGCGTTGCATGAAGAACGCTTAACCGGCACGATATTTGTAGAAAGGAGAAAATATAACTATGCTGACTAATAAGGAACTGATTATGTTCGCCGGTGAGAACACCGACTTTTATGAGGCCGCTATGTCCTACTTCTGCGATAAGAAGCAGGGTTCTGAGAACAAGGCTCTGATGAACGAGGCTTGGTTTGCCGAGGTCGAGCGCAAGTCTGGCGTGTCTCGTCAGGACAATGCTATTGATGCTTGGATTGCCCATCCCGCAACTCGTTGGGCGGCTTTTGCAATTATTGATGCTACTATCAACGCCATTATTCCCGAGGTCATTCTGCCTCAGTTTGGCATCTTTGCCGATTTCCGCACTGCTGGTTTCGGCGATGTCGTGAAGTTCAAGGTTATGCCTCGCAGCTTCTACACCGTGTCTCTGGGCGGTCAGGGAGAACGCACGACTTTCCGTCAGAAGAAGTCTGCCTCTGATGTGGTGGTTGCTCCTATCGAGCATATCATTACTATCTATTCTGACCTGTATCGTGTGCTGGCTGGTAAGGAGAACATCGCCGACTTCATGTCCCTGCTGCTGGTGTCCGTTGAGTCCGAGATGTATAAGGACGCCGTTGGTGCTCTGAATACTGGTCTGTCTGCTATCCCCACTGGTGCTCTGAATGTTGAGGGCGCTATGGATATGACTGCGCTGGTCGAGATGGCCGAGCTGGTTCAGGCTAAGAACGCTGGTGTGAAGCCCTATATTATCGGCTCCGCCGCTGCTCTGATGAAGGTTCTGCCCGACTCTGCTCTGGGCTATCGTATGAACGTTGACGGCGCTAAGGGCAGCATTGACGTCCTCCAGAACGTTATCGACTTCCCTGTCATGCGTCTGAACAACGCCGTCGATGCTTCCGGCAAGCTGGTTCTGCCCTCCAACAAGGTGTACGTTGTCAGCCCCTCTGTGGATAAGTTGGTGAAGGGCGTTATGTCTGTTTCCATGACTAATACCAACCAGCATTTCGACAACGCTGATCTGACTTCCAACTTTACTTATCGTAAGGCTTGGGACTTTGTCATGGCCTCTGCGGCGACTGCCGGTGTGTACACCATCACTGACTAATAGTTGACATAATATGGGGGAGCCATTGTGCTCCCCTTTATTGCAACACGGAAAATAAAAGGAACTAGAAAGGAAAATAAATCATGGCAAGACCTAAGAACGAAACCAAGGCTAATGCCGAGAATGAGGTTGTTAAGGATGCACCTGTTGTTGCCGATGCCGTGCAACAGGAGAACGATGAGCTAAAGAGGCAGCTTGATGAACTGAAAGCACAGATGGCGCTTATGGCGCAAATGATGGCAAATAAGCCTGCTCCCGCCGTTGCTAAGCCTAGTAAGCAAGTCAAGTTTATCAATCTGTCCAGCGGCTCTGCTATCCTGCGTGGCACTGTTATGTGGAAAATCACGGGGCAGTTTGCCGACAAGGATTTCGACGAGACAGAGGCCAATATCATTGTTGCTAACATGGGCAATATGGTGCGTTCTGGCCGCGTGTATATTGCCGACCAAGAATTTGTTGAGTCTCACAATCTCGGCGAGGTGTATAAGCACATTTTGAATGCTGACCAACTCAAGGGTCTGTTTGATAAGGATGGCAAGACCATTGTCGAGGCTTATAAGATGGCGAATGACGCGCAGAAGCAAATCATCGTTGATATGATTTCTGAGCGCAAGGTCAACGGGCAGTTCGTTGATGCAAATGCCGCCATTGAAATTGGTAAACTCTGCGGCAAAGACCTGATGGGCATTGAGCCTGAAGATGAACAATAAGAAGGGGTGAGCAACATTACCTCCTTTGATAAAATTGAAGAGCGTGGATTAGCGGTAATTTCTGATTACAAACTGTCTAAATTGCTCGACCAAAGCGAGGATGATTTCAAGGCGCGGCTGGATAGCTGGCTGATACAGTGCTTGCCTAACTTCTGGCAGTGCCGTCAGTCGCTTGAATACGATGCCGATGAGCGCGAGTTCATGTTTGACTTGACTGACCTTGAAATTTATATCCTGTCCTGTTATTTTGTCATCGCATGGTGGCAGACAGAGACAAACAATGCCGCGCAGATTGCGTTGAAGCTCGGATTGAAGAACCAGTACTCATTCAACAGTGAGTCGCAGAATTTCAAAGAGAAGGGCAATATCATTGATAAACTGCGCGAGGAAGTTGATAGGGCGACTACGCGCTATTTGCTCCAAGATATCGATAGCTACGAATATTGATGGAGGGCGACATGGGAGACAATAAATTGACCGCACCGCTCTACAAAATTCTATTGCTGTACGAAGATGTGCTTGAACCGACATCCACTGTGACTGAGGATGATTATCTGATATATCTTGACCGTATCGGCATGTATTATTTGGGTGCTGCCCAGATGGAGATATATCGGTACATTCGCGGCTTGAGAAGTGCTGGCGCTAATCTCGACAAGTCGACCGTTAAGACCATCGTGTTTCATATGTGCGGTCTTGTAAAAGGCGGTGAGCAAGATGCTTGATGATTACAGTAAGTTTGTCGACGCTAAGCCGCATGACTACTATGAGGACTTGGCGCAAGCCTTTCTAAATCAGTCTTGGTCAAATACCGCCGCAAAAACACCAGAGAATGGCGGCGCTATATACGAGCAAGCCGACATTGGCTCTGCTGAGTACAACTGTATTGAGGCATGGGTTAAAACTGCTGTTGGTGATGTGACTGCCGGATTGCGTGATTCGCGTGATTTTCTACGCATGTACTTCCGAGATATCCATCACAGATGCAAGAGGGGTCAATATTATCGCTTCGAGGAGAATTATTGGATTGTCAACGACTACAGTAGTTTTAATGGCGTCTCGCAGGAGGTTGGCATTCGGCGTTGCAATAATATCATGCGTATTGTCGACCCGATGACTGACGAGGTGTTCAGTATTCCATGCGTGATTGATTACGATATGACAGCACCCTCTGCGCAAGTTGGCCGATATGTAATCACACCGAATAACCATGCCATTGTCAAGGTGCAGGGCAATGATGATACCTTGCGGCTGTTTCAGTTGAATACACGCTATATGTTTGGTGGTCGTCCATTCAAGCTGTATGCGTATCAAAACGCGCTGAATTATAGTGATACAGATGATAAGCCGACATATCTCGAACTCGACCTATATCTGGACGAGTTGCATGATGGCGACAATATTGAAACCGGCATTGCAGACAATTCGCATACCAGCTATGCAGAATCCATAACGGCTGACGATATGGCTGATAGAGTAAATAAATTGAGGGGAGGGGCTTGATATGTATAACTCATTATCTTCCCTGCCAAATCTTCCTTACAATATATTGAGCTATCTGGTCACGTCGCCGCAAGCCGAAAACCTGTGGAAAATATTGGCTTATAATAGCTACGACGCACTGAGCAAAGACAATTTGACAAGTGCTGAAAAATTGAACTTGCTGTGGCGAACTGGTAAGCAAGAGGATTACGGTGTATTCTTTACCAATTTAGTAGAGGACGCAATTCCCACCAGTAAGTGCATATTAAAAATTTACAACTACTACGACCATCCCAAAGACCTGTACAATGCAACAATTGTATATGCGTTTGATTTCCTCTATGGGGGGCAGATGTCGCTTGTCGAATATAATGGCATACCCGTCAGCCGTGGCGATTTGTTTATCAATATCATGCTTGGTGTGCTGAATGGCGCTGACGTAGGCGGCGTTGGCAAGATGGCATGGTTAGATGATATGAGCCGTTATTGTGCGGCTAAATCGACCATCGGTAATAGCAAGACCTTTACTGGCGTACAGCTGTATATGGCTGTCAATGCTGGAGATAGAGGGCAGCAAGATGGGTGCAAAGCTTAACCTTGATTTCTTGCGACGGGCATACTTTACATTCGACAAGCCTGTCCCTTATAAAATTGGCGACGTAGAGTTGTTGATTAAACCTGTGTTACTACCCAATGCTGAGGCATTTATGTCTAGTACTGATATATTGCAATATGACAAAAATTCGTCTGATGATGTAAATATTATCCAAATGTCGTATCTTGACTATTTAGTCAGGTATATTGCCGACGTTGATGAGTTGGTCGCTGCCAAACTCACCAATATTCTGCATTTTTGTGTGGATATGGATAATTGGTATATCGGCGAAAATGAACGTGGCAAGGCGATATTATGCGATGATACACATGACGTTATTATTACGGCGAAGAAGTTCGACGAGATTATGCGTATTATTATGTACCAAAATATATTACACTATGACGACGAATATGTCAATCCTGAAGTTCGTAAAATGATGGCTCAGGTCGATGCTGTTAAAAATGTTGGCAAGGAATTCCCGACACTAGAGCGAAAAATCAACATTATCACAGCACATACCGGGATAACGAAAAAAGAGCAGATGACCATGACCATGCGTGAACATCAGGGCATATTTGAGGAAGTAACCGGCGAGGTTGAATTTTTAACTACTCGTGCTTTGGCTCTGTATTGCGGAGATAAGAAGGCTGAACACTGGATTTATCGCAACAAGAAGGGCAAGTACGATGGGTATATGACGAGCATGGGCGCATACAAGCGATCCTTTGGTGGTGATGGTAGCATAACTAACATCAGCCAAGGCGACGGCACATCCCATGCAGAACAATTATTAAATCAATATAATCTATAAAAGGAGGAAATTTTAATGGCTGAAGCTTTTCTGGCTAATGTCGGCACCGCTCTGATTTTTAAGGGCAGTGATTTTGTTGGCCAAGCATCTACCCTGACTGAGAATACCTTCTCTTTCAGTGCCAGCCCCAATGAGGTTCGTGGCGGCAAGTCCAATCCTCTGCTGGGTCGTTGGTTCAGCGATTCTACCTTGAACGTGACTCTGACTAATGCCACTTTTAATCTGGAGTATTTGGCTTGGACGCTGGGCACTACCATTGAGCAGGGCGGCACTGCATTCTATGAATCCACTACTGGCGAAACCGTAGTAACTGCTGGTCAAATCGAGCTGGCTAATACTCCCGCTGCGTTCAACGGCACTATGATTGGTTGGTATAAGAAGCCCGCTGATACTGTGTGGACTATTGGCGCTATCACTAAGACTGGCGAAAAGTATTATCTGACTGTTAATGGCTCCAAGGTGAATGATGTCTACTGCATTAAGTATCCTTATATGGATGAGAATGCCCGTATGATGCCCATTCCCGCCGACTTCAACCCTGAAGAACTGCATGTGGTCATCATCAACGATCTGTATAATGCTGATGTCAACGCCGATTCCAGCGCGTCTGTGATTGGTCGTCTGATTACCGATATTCCTCGTCTGGGTCTTGACCCCTCTCAGGATTTGACGCTGAATGCCACCAGCTCTGCTCCTACTCAGATTAGCGGTACTGCGTTCCGTTATACCACTGGCACTGGCTGTACCAATGAGGCCACCTATGGCTCCATGACTGAGCAGATTTTTGGTGCTAAATGGCAAGACAACGTGCTACTCATCGCACCAGAAAACGGAGACATGGAACTGACTAACGGCGAGTCTGATACTGCCATTATGCGTGTTGTCTATGGCAATAACGTCGCTTCTCAGCGAAAGGACAACACCAACTTTACCTTTACTAAGGTGAGTGGCGATGCCACCGTGACCAATGAGGGCATGATTACTGCCGGTTCTGCGGCGTCTGTCATTTCTGTCGGTCTGACTGGCTACCCCAATGTCGAGCTGGCTTACATCTATGTGACTGTGGGCTAATTTGGCTTATTTTAGGGCAATCTATATCATTATGGGTTGCCCTATTTTTTAATTTTTATAAAAAGGTGAATATATGTGTGAATATGTAGATACCAATATTTGTCAAATCACCAATAGCGTATGCCCGTGGCGATATCTTTGCCCTGAGACAGGAAAATGGCGTGACAACCGCTACATGCCAGCTGATTGCAAGGTAAAGCGGCAAGCGATTGTGCCTAATGGATATTGTCGTGTGCGTGAAGAGCGCAAGGGTTGGCTATATATTGATTTAGGCAGTGAGACGATACGAGTAAAGAATCCATTTGACCACACACCTCTTTATGTCCGCGTGAAACATTTGAAATCCGGCGAATATAAAATACGAGAGTGAGGGTATAGCAATGGCAGATGGCGACAACGGCAAAATTTATGCCAAGCTCGATGACCATGACCGTCGCATTACACAACTTGAATCAACACGTCCATTCTTGCGGGACTTGATTGACCGCAGTATTAAGACCAATGAAAAATTGTCTGATACAATGACAAAGATTCAAGAATCTATGATTCGTCTTAATGATAAAATCGACAAGCAATCCGATGAAATCAAGACCATGAAGTCCGACCTTGAGGACGCTAATAAGGCGACGAATAAGCGGCTAACCGAGGTTGAGAATGATGCGGCTGAGCGGATTGATGCGGTCAATAAGAAGGTCGACGTAATTGAAAAAGCGGGCAATTTTGATATGCGGGATTGGCTGAAGAAAAATTTCCCGTGGCTTATCATTATTGTGGGCATGGGCGCTATGTATGCAGCGCAGTTTGTAAAATTTTGATATTGAAAGGAAATTAAAAGGCAATGAAGGCAATTAAGAATCTCGCTCCTATCTATCTGGAACAGTACGATGTTCATGTTAATCCGCATCTGACATATGCTCAAATTCAGGCGATTGTGAATAGCTTGAGCGAAGTTGGCGATACATGGGCTGAGCGTCAGCAGAACATTGATATGCTGATTTTGGCGATGGCTACTGATATGAAGCCGGAGGAACTGGAAGAAATCGGCCATGAGACGCTGCTGCGTAGTGGTCTAATTGATATGGTACGGCGGTACATTTACAATCTGTGCGACCTTGAGACGGCTATTAATTACCACGAGTCCACTGAGCGTGCTGTGAAGGAATTTGGCAAGGCACTCAAGAGTAAACTGGAAGGAATCGACATGAAAGAACTGGAGAAATATGCAACAGCTAAGAAATGAGGCTCAGGTACGTCGTGCGCTTATGCCGATGATTCGTGAGGGCGTTGAGTATCTGATGCAACAGGTGTACAAAGAAAATGAACAGCTGGTGCAGGAGCTTATCTACGCCGAAAGACGCCCCAAGGTGTATGAGCGCACAGGCGAATTTGCACGGTCGTGGTCATATGAGCCGACTAAGGGCACTGGTATCAGCGGCAATACCGTTGAATATAAGTTTAAGTATGACCCTGATGGAATGGTATATACGTCATATCTTGGTCAGCATGGAACTCCTGATTACAACCTCGTAACTGGACAATCATTGGCAGAAGCTAAGGCGTCATGGGGCGATGCACGGGAGTATCTTGCTGAGATTTTATATCAAGGCAAGACGGGTGACTTGTTTGGTGATAGCTCTCCATGGCGGCATAATATCGATGTATGGCAACGGTTGATGCAGCATTGCAAAAAGCGGCAAATGATGCTATGGTTAAGAGATGGGTTAGCAAGACAAGGACTGGAGGTGAAGATGACAGGATGGGCAAGATAATTGCGCTGGACGCCAGTACATCTTGCACAGGGTATGCCGTGTTTGAGGACGACCAGTTGGTGGCATACGGGAAGATTAGCCCGAAAGGAAATGATTGGCGCGATAGGATTATGGATGAGACGCTTGAGCTAGCGGCATTGATTCGAGAATATCACCCTCATGTCATCATAGCTGAGGATGTGCCGAAAAAACCTGGAGCTAATACGTTACAAAAACTTGGTGCTGTACATGGTATGATTCTAAGTCTTTGCGCAGGATTTAGAATTGAGCCGGTGTTTGCGTTACCGAGTGTTTGGCGTCATAAGCTTGGTATGTTTGATGGCACACGCGCTGGAATGAAGCGAGACGTTATGAAAGAAAAAGCGGTACATATGGCGAATGAGCTATTTGGGCTTAATTTGCAATGGGTATCGCCAACAAGCACAAAGAACGATGATGATGTGGCTGAGTCCATACTCATCGGTTATAGCCATGTCAAAAAGTAAAGGATGGTGAGATATGGCAAATAATACGGATTTTTCTATCCTCGCAAGGGTCGTATTGGATGTTAGCGATATACAGAAGCAACTTAACAATGCGGCTAAGAACATTAAAGATGTCAGCATCAAGGTTAATGCCGATGGTGCTGGAGCCGCACAACAGCAACTTGGTGGCGTAGCCTCATCTCTTGGTGATGTTGATAGAGCGGCCAACGATGGTATGCTCACATGGCAACAGTACCGTGAGATGCTTGATGTGGCTACTGACGCCATTAAGAGTTTTGCAGATCAGACATATGAAGTCGACGCGGCAATAACGGAACTGCGTAAAGTCACCGAGTTGCAGGGAGCGTCCTTAGATAATTATGTCCAAGGACTAACTGAAGCAGGCAAAAATGTAGCAAGAACCGGTAAACCAAATCGGTCTGAGCCGGAGTGATGGGATGGTAAACCAGCACTGAGAACAGCCCCTAAACCCTTGAAAGCCTCCAGAGCCTTGTCACCACAGCATAAACTTGAGATTGATAGTTAAGTGCGAAAAAATGTGATTTTACTGCATAAAAATCCATGTAAAAATGTGCAGAAACGGCAAAAACTCGCTGGAAAAATGTGCAGATAATCACATTGGTGAGAAATCATCAAAACGACAAGGATGGCATATGGTGGAAACGCCTAAGTGCTATGTAACGAATAGTATATATTATTCGGGACAAAAGGGCAGATTGGGCACCAAGCCGTGATGAGCGGAAAGGTCAACAGAATATACAGGGCGACCCTCCAAATGTCAAGTAAATTTGATTTTTACTTGACAAAATTATAGGGCGAAGAATTATTCGGGAAGGGATTGAAAACCCCTTGACATTTATCTTGCGATATGTTATGATGTAGCCATTATATTAAGGAGGATAACATTATGGCATTATGTATTGTTTTCTTGGCGATTTGGTTTATCTATATGCCGATTAAATTTATTATTGATGGGTGTAATGGCAATAGCGGCATGACTGATGAAGAACGCCGTAGACGCCAACAGCAGGTTCGGCATGAGGATAAGCTGGATAATGATTATGGCGTTATTGAGCGATATCGCAAGTGAAATGAAATAACCGTCAGAGATGGTTTCTGCGGCTGCTACATTTAGAAAGAGCGGCTTTAACGACCAAGATGCTGCAACATTAGCAAGCGTTGCAGCGGCGTATCAAAACGTGTCGGATACTGCCGTTAGTTCTGAGGATGCGGCTGCATCTATTGTTTCGCAAATTCGTGCATTTGGCGAGGAGGCGGAATGGGCAACTCATGTTATCGACGCATACAATGAGGTGGCCAATAATTTCTCGGTAGGCACTAATGACCTGAGTAATGCCATGGAAATTGCTTCCAGCGGTATGGCAACTTACGGTAATGAATTTGAGCAAATCTTAGGCTAAAACTTGGTCTAATAAAACAACCCTAATTGACTGGAAACCCCTTAGAGCCTTATCTACTAAGTTAAATCAGTGATGGTTTGGTGGCGAGTTTAACGCACTCGGTATAGTGATAAAGATAAGGATTGGGCAATCAGCAGCCAAGCATCTTTAGATACAAGATGAAGGTTCAACGACTAGTAAGACCGCTTCGGCGGCATACCATCAAGTGGTGGGAAACGGGTTGATATCTGCTATGTAGATATAAGATATAGTCTAATCTTATGTGAAAGCATAAGGAGTTGCATATGTATATTATGCAATTCGTGAGGGTATAACGACCCCTTACTAATATCAATGTAGTCACAGCCGGTACAGAAATCATGACCGGACGCAGCTTAATTTGTGGGTTGCGGTAAAAATGTTTTGAATTGACGGGAACATCTTGTAAAACCATACCTACTAAGTCATGGCGGAAACGTGCATGATGGCAAAGCGTAATGGCTGAGGTATAGTAAAAAAGGTATAGACATCGAGAAAACCCGCAGCTAATCATCCTGAGAGTTAGGATGAAAGTCCAACGACCATCCTTTTATAGGAGTAGGCGCAAGCGTGCCGAAGTGGAACAAACCAGATGTTGTTTGGTTAAGATATGGTCTGAACATTATATGAGAATATAAGGAGTTTGATGAAATGAAGAAAATTTCGCAAGAAGAAGTAAGGAAATATTTGAAATCGCATGGTGGATGGGAATTACTGTCTGACTATATCGGGGTACATGAGCCAATGTTGATTTCGTGCGGGGAATATAGGGCGGTGGTCTCGTTTACGTCGTTCAAAGTCAATCGAAACCCAATTTTATTCGGAAGAAAGAATCCGTTTTACAAGGAAAATATTGCCGCGCTGATTAAGAGTAAGGACGACAAGGTTGTTTTTGTAGATGCTCGTGGGGTTCGAAAAAGTGGCAAATATCGTATGGTTGTTGATATGATTGATTCAAATGGTCATCCATTTTCAAAAACCTTAGATCATATATTGAATGATGGAGAGCGTTTGTGTTGTAAGTTGTGCTCTCGTAGAATCCAAACCGATGCGCATAGGGAAAGATTCACGGAGGAATGGCTTGGCAGAATTGACAAGACAAAGTATAAGATTTTAGATATGCCAGAATTTATTACTGCAGATTCTAAGGTTGATGTTGAGGAGTTGTCCACTGGCTATCGAATCAATGCGAACATCAGAGCCATTATTAAAGGAAAATTAGAGTCGTTTAATGTGTTTTCAAATAAAAAATATTTTGTGTACAACTTGAAGGTTTATTCAGAAAAGAACGGGCTTGAGTCTGAACCTTTAGAAATTTTCGACCCGTCAGCATCTCAAACAAAAGTACTATTTAAGTGTTCTTGTGGAAACACATTTGAGCGAAGCGTGTATAAGTGGATGGACGGAAGAGATGTTTGTCCTCATTGTTGCGAGAAGCAATCGAGGTATGAAAGGACGTTTCGAAACTACTTGGATTCTATTGGTTTGGAATACAAGATGGAATATCGTTTTAATGGATGTAGAGATGTCAAACCGCTCCCATTTGATTTCTACTTGCCGCAGTTCGATTGTTTGATTGAGATTGACGGGGAACAGCACTTTGAACCAATTCGATTTGGCAATGACTCTGCTGATATTTGCAAACGATTTGAGCTTCAGAAAAAGCATGACGAGATAAAAGAAAAATATTGTGAGTCCAATAATATTTCATTGTTGAGAATTCCTTACTTCTGCTTTGGCAATGGAGATTGGAAAGAAAAATTTAATGATTTCATCAAACCGTTAGGGAAGTAGCGACCCCCTGATGAACATTTGCACAAGTTGCTCGTGGTTTGAACACCATTGCGGCTCGTATTGTCAAAAATCAAGATGCTCTGGCAGAATATGGTATTGCCGTTGAAGATGCAAACGGCAACCTCAAGAGCACCTATGATGTGCTGACAGAGTTAAAGCCGACATGGGATAGTATGACAGAGGCGCAGAGAGTTGCGCTTGGCGACACCATTGCGGGTTATTGATTGGCCCGTGACAGACTTAATTGACGGGGAAGGTGGGAGTGATGCCCCACATCTGCGCTGATGCGTGGATGCCTAAGAGCCTTATACACCAACTTATCATGGCGACATGGATAAGGGCTTGGAGTAATTAATCAAGATGTGGTAAAAGAGATAAGGATATATGGTCAATCCGCAGCGAAGATTCTGCTGAAATGTAGAATAACGTTCAACGAACATCGAAAGCAATCAGCACAATGTTGATAAATGTAACTATCTAATAAGATAGAATAAGCGGCAAATGCCGACGAAGCAAGTAGAGTAGGCGATAGCTAATCGCCCAAAGAGTCTGCGCATTGTTTATCAATGTAAAATATGTTCTGTTCGTCGTGTGAAAGCACGAGGATGATGTTGTTTATAAAAATATTTGGAAGGAGGTGTTGCATGAAAAGGGATTTTAATGGGGTCTTAAAGGAAAGAGGGTTATATGTCGTAGATGGTGAATACAATGGTACAAAGCAAAAGATGCACTTGGCTGACGATGACGGCTATGAATATTCTTTGTCATTTGATGTGATGGCCGATAAGCGAACTAAGGAGCCAGCAAGATTTGCCAAAACCAACCCGTACACGTTAAAGAATTTACGCAATTTTATCAGGGTTAATGACTTGCAATGTGAGTTGTTGGCAACTGATAACCCAAATGGCCAGAAAGAGAAATTGCCGTTTAGGTGCGCATGTGGCGCTATTTATTATATGCACTATAATCACTTGCTTACCACTATGAAAGACACATGTAACGATTGTGGCTACAAGCGCGACTCAAAATTCACAAAAAATTATATCAATGAGTTGCTTGAGCCAATGGGATATAAGTTGGTGGATGGAGCCGAATCTGGCTATCGTTCTATATGTATTGAAGATGCCGATGGGTATAGATATAAGACAACTGTGCCAAACCTTATCTATGGTCACACAACACCTATTAAGTTCCATAAAAATAATCCATATACCATTGCTAACATGAAGCGGTATTTGACAGATAATGGCATCCCCGCGAAATTGCTCATTGATGACGATGCCACTGTTGAGGTACGAGTAGATTATTTGCCGTTTGAGTGTTGTGATTGCCACGAGACATATATGGCTCAATGGTGTCAAGTGGTGAGCAACAACCGTATACGATGTGAACGATGTGAGGGCAAACAATCTACTTTGGCATATATGGTTGAGCAATACTTGATAAGGGCTGGTGTTGAATATATCAAAGAGTATAGATTTGATGGTTGTAGGAACAAACGAGCGTTGCCATTTGACTTTTATCTGCCAACCATCAATGCCGTCATTGAGGTGAATGGGCAACAGCATTATTATCAAAGCCCAATATTTGCGCAACCCCTTGAAGAACGGCAAAGATTGGATAAGATAAAGAGGGACTATTGTATATCTTGTGGTATTAAATATCTTGAGTTGCCTGCATGGTGGATATTTAATGGCAGAGAAATGGATAGATATAAGAAAGAAATAAACAACATTATCAGGCAAGATTAGCGACCTTGCTTTAACACAAAGACAAACCAATACAAGGTGCTTGCTTCTGTTATGTCCAACATGGACACGGCAGTACGAGCAACGGAAACAGCATACAATTCCGCTGGTTCTGCCGCGCAGGAGAACGAGCGGTATATGGAAAGCCTCGAAGCACAAACAAACAATCTTAAGGCAACATTCCAAGATTTCGCAAACAACGTCATCACTAAAGAGATGATATCTAGCGTCCTCAATCTTGCCAATGCGTTTCTTGAATTGTTGAATACGCCATTTGGGCAATTTGCAACAAGAGTAGTGTTGGTTACTACGGCACTGACTGGTCTGCAAGGTGTGCTCAAGGGTTATATGGCGTTCATGAAGGGTGGGGCTATAGTATCGACAATTACCAAGATATTTTCGGTAGCTGGACCAGGCGTTGGCATTGTAGAACGTTTCGCTGTTGCATTAGGTGGTATTAATCCAGTAGTTGCCGGTGTAACAGCTGGCATTGCTGCGCTTGGACTTGCAATTTATGGTGTTAAAAAATATGTTGATGAGGTCAATAAGCCACTATCTGATTTTAACGAAGAAATTGACTCGATAAATAGCCAGCTCCAGAATAACCAGACGCGGCTTGATGAAATCAATGCAATGCCGTGGAACGCTAGAACAAGCGAGATTCTTGAGGAAAAGGCTGCTCTTGAGAAGCAGAATGAGGAACTTGAAAAGAATCTTGAACTGCTGAATCAAGAAAAATATGAACGCGCACAGTCTGAGGCTGAAAATTTTATATTCAACACTGGCGAACAAAAGACGATAACAAAAGGTGGCTCTACTAGCCGCCGTATGTCTACTACGTTTGATGTGACGGTTGGCGGCGAAGCGGCATATGAAGAAGCGGCTCGTCAGCTTGAGGAATATCGCCATCAGCTTGAGCAAACAGGGCAGATTACAGACGCCCAACGTAAGAGATTTGATGAGGTCAATGCCGCAGTAGCCGAACAAATTGAGTGGCTACAGGTATTGGTTGATCGTGGCGATACATTGACCGAATCCCAGCAACGCATGTATGACGCATATTATGCGCTTGGAAATGCGTATGATGTGGCGGTTAATGGCGCTCAAGCTCTTATTAATGCGTATACCGAGCTTACCAATACCGGCTATGTCACCGAAGCAACATATCAGCAGTTGATCGCTCTTTATCCTCAACTTGCCGATGGTGCTGTGCAAACGGCTAATGGTTATCAAATCCAAGAGAGCGCCCTGCTGAATTTGATGTCAGCTGAACAGCGGCAAACGGCTCAAGCTCAGGCTGTGGTCAATGGCCTAATTGCTGAAGCGCAACAGGCTGGATATACTGGTCAGGCATTGTATAATTTGGTGGCGGCTCAAATTAACGCTAGCAATACAGGGCTGAATTTCAGCCAGCAGATGTCCGCATTACAAGCACTGGCATTGCAAGCTGGCTATACTATGCAAGCTATCAACGCCGTGTTTAATGCTGGCGGCAACATTCCCAAGTGGCAACTTGACCGGTGGGACGAGCAGACAGTCAAAGGTCTGATACAGACTAAGGGAATGACGCGCCAAGAGGCGGAGGCTGAGGTTATACGCCGCAAATGGGCTAGTTTGACCTCTAACTATCAGCCGTCTACGGGAACGGTCGATGTTCCTAGTGTAAAGGTGCCGTCCGTATCTACCCCTAGTACCAAAACCTCCTCAACAGCAACCGACACTCGCCGGTCAGAAGCTCAATCTCAAATCAAGCAACTGCAAGCACAGCAGGATGTTATCCAAGATAAAATTGATGCCGTTAACGAGAAGTATGATGCCCAGCTGAAGGAGCTTGAGGATATCAATGATGCCCTTGAGGAGCAAATCCAACTGCAAAAGCTGCTTCAAGCACTGACCGAGGCTAAGGCTAGCAAGAAGATGGTATTCAAGGATGGCCGATTCCAATATCTGTCTGATGTTGATGCCATCGCTAAGGCTCAGTCCAATCTTGAGGAGTTCTATCAAGAACAGGAAATCAAGAAGAAAAAGAAACGGATTGAGGAAGAGCGAAAAGCCGAGCTAGCTGGGTTGAATGCAGAAAAGAAAATCCTACAAGACCGTATCAATGAATGGCAAGAGTTTATCAACTCCATGTCCTACAAATATGATTCGTCTTTGAAGGAATTAGGTTCTTATGTTAATAATTGGAATGCTAAGATCGACCAGATAAAGAATCCGCCATCTGATTATGACCCCGGTGGTGGTACACCATCGAAACCACCAGCCGAGGATTTAACGGCGTATAAACCAAGTAGCCCAACAGATATTTGGGTTAAACGCGTACAAGCATATCTTGGTTGGACTATGGATGGATATTGGGATGATGGCGAGACTCAAAAACTAAAAAACAAAGGGTGGACGTGGCAAACCGCATACAATAAAGCAAAAGCCGCTTATGATAGGGGAAAAGCTCAATATGCTGCGGGCAATTCTAAATATACGCGACAGGTTAACGGTTACGTACAAACGGGGAAGAGTAAGGACGTTGCTTACATCTTAGCTGCTAAGGCGATAGATAAGTATGCTAAAGGCGCCTTATCCACTCTCGGTGGTATATCCATGGTTGGCGAACAAGGCCCGGAGTTGCGTGTGCTCAATCAAGGCGACGGCATAATCCCTGCCAAGCAAACCGCAACATTATGGTCTTTTGCTAATGACCCGACCAAATTTTTGCAAAATCTAAACAATATTGGTGGCAAGACAGATATATTCAATATTGCCAATGTATCGCTGCCTAATGTCCAGAATCCGCAAGAATTTATTAGCGGTCTGCGCAATCTGGCATATCAGCGGACATATAAACCCAATTTCGGAACAGTGTAAAATATATGCATATAGGCGGGTGAGGTGACTTGCCCGCTTATATCGACATGGAGGAAATAGATGGATGTAAATAATGAAATTTTAGACGCCATCGAGATAATGGTAAGCAGAGCCATGAAAAATTCAGCAGCCATCTATATATGCCGCGTGGTATCTGTCAATGCCGACAAGACGTGTGTAGTGGCGGCTAATGGCGGCGAATACACGGTCAAGTATTTTGGTACTATGCCACAAATTAATAGCGCTCAGCCGCTATTTGTTCCATATAGTAATATATCCAAGGCATTCTTGATTACTGGGGGTGCTAGCACTGTAGAGCCGTCCATCTCTGCTCCTATTATCGGCATTGACTTTGAATGGACAGGCGGCGATGGCACATATCAGGTGCTTGAGGACGGTAAAGGGAACTGGCGCATCAAGTTTCTGTCCAGTGGCACGTTCACGCCGTTGAAAAACATGGTTGTTGACGCGTTTCTGGTTGGTGCTGGGGGCGGTTCGGGAAGTCTCTACTGTGGCTCCGGCGGCGCAGGTTATACCATCACGGTGCGGTCTGTGGTGCTGGCGGCAAATACCGCCTATTCTATCGGGGTAGGCGTAGCAGGCATAAATGGTAACAACTCCACCGACGGAGGTGCGTCATCGGCATTCTCTGCGTCGGCAGCAGGCGGCAAACGTTCGGCTAACGGAACCAGCAGCAGTATCAAATCTGGCGGCAATGGCGGTTCCGGTGGCGGTGGTGGTTCCGGCGGCTATGGCAAAGCGGCGGGCGGTACTGACGGCAGCGACGGCACCGACAGCGCCTCTAAAGGAGGAACTGGTCAGGGTACTACCACCCGCGAATTCGGTGAAGTGGACGGCGACCTGTACGCTTCTGGTGGCGGCAATAATTTGACCGCTACTATTCCCAACTCCGGCAATGGTGGTACTTATAACGTTGAACCGGCTGATGGTATCGTTGTCATTCGCAAGCATAAGGATGTGACGGCATGATGTGTTCATTAACGAAAATAACGGAAAGATTAGGAGGTGAGGTTGATGGCATTAACTAAACCTATTTTGGCAAATGTTGGAGCGTTTGACGCAACACAAGCATACACATTCACATTTAGTGTATTGGGCGGTGATAAGGTTGAAGGCAACACCTTAACAATAACGAATCAATCAACTGGCGTTGTGGTGTATAATAAAGCTGTAACCTCTACAAGTTATACACATACATTGCCAGCCAATACATTGGTCAATGGGCAGTCTTACACGGCATATGTTAATACGACGAATGAAGCTGGGGAGTTGTCGCCCAAGTCTAACACTATTCAATTCAATTGCTATGCCGCTGCCACCCTGACGTTCTCTAACATGCCTTCTGGCGGTATTATTGATGCGTCTGAATTTAACTTTAATGTAACCTATAATCAAGCGCAAGGTGATGGCGTTAGTGATTATATATTCAATCTATATGATGTTCAAGGTGTTTTAATTTCGACTAGTGGCATTCAGCATCCATCTTCAGTTTCTTCTCCGCCCATTATTTTGTCGCATAAATTTTCTGGATTTTCGGATAACACCTCATATTTTGTAGAATGTAACGTCAATTCTGTATCTGGCTTGCAAAGTTCGACGGGGCGCGTTTCTATCACTGTGTCCTATGAGCAACCTGTGGTTGAAGGCGGCATTGGGGTATCGGCAAATTGTCAAGATGGTTATATGCAAGGATATATTGATTGGTCTCAGATACCTGAAAATATTGACCAAATAAAAATTAAGAGGCGTAAGGTTGATAGTTTTGACTGGGCAACAATGTCTGTTGGCGATATTTCCACTAGACCTAGCACTGTCAGTGTCAGCTGGAAGAACCAAACAATACCTGAAATCACTGGTTTTCAAGCTATGAGTGCTAATGGTGACGCTTTGGTCAAAACCGGTGGTGAACCCGCCTTACGTCTTGCCACTACAAGCGATGATGGCGTAAATTGGAAAATAGGGAATGCTATATCTCCTATTGGTACGTCCGATGGAATAACCTCAAATACAATGTTGTCTAATTTGGCATGGGGAGAAAAGTTCATGCCGACCACATCAAGCAGAGACGGATATATTACAATCGGCAAATTGGGATATGCTGATGCTAATCCAATAACAAAACCCACAGGCAACGCAATGAATATGAGGCACTATTGCTTTGCGACAAAAGATAATTATGGATACAGTTATCCAGCCATTGTTATTTGCGACACAGGAGTAGAATATTTTGATGATAATAAATGGTATTCGCGGAATATATTGTCGAAATTTTCCGAACTGATTAGTGCCAAATGTTTCTTTTGTAATGCATTCCAAGATGGCGTTGAAAGGATAATATGTATTGGGAAAACAACGGATGGCTGGGAATGTTGGGCAAATTCAAATGACGCATCTGGTAAATGGGAGAAGTTCAACTCTTTGGTGCTAAGTAATGACATTGTTGATTTTGTTGGAATTGACCAGCAACTGTATTGCCTAAAGCAATCCGGAGAAATCGATAAACTTGTTCAAGGTTCTTGGGAAGTTATTGGTAATTTGCCAACTGAAAGTTCGGCTGATGTATACCGAGTGCTTATCCCTATTATAAAATCTGGTCAAAGTTCTACCAGTAACGCTGTTAAATATGTATTGCTTGGTGTTTCTAATAGAAAGCAATGCTATTTAGATATCGAAAAATCCTCTGTGGGTAATTTGATAAATGATGCAACGGACGATTTCTTTGATTATATTGCCAATCAAACTGCGCAGTATGTAATAGGGCGCGATAAAGATGGACTTCAAATTACTTATCTGCTATTGTACATGTCCGATAACTTGCAATGCTCGGTCGGTTGTTTGGTGTACTATGGCGATGAAAATTTTGCAACTTTAGCAGCGGACTATTTTGTTGATGGTAAGTATAATCCCAACATTTCTTTTGTCTATGACTCATTAGTATATGAAAAAGAAGTATGTTTGCTTTCTTTCTCCAACTATCAAGATAATGTCAACAGTAGAATTATAGGCGTAATGCTTGATTATGTTTCAAGCTCTATTCATATGGAAGAGCTAGAACAATTTGACCGTGCGATAGTTGACGGGTACTCAACTCCGCCCGTTCGCAATGTCCAGTTTCCATTATTCTCAATTAACGGATATATTTACTTGTTTTCTTATAGTACAAAAAGTGTACTGATTACTCCATCGCCATACGGAAGTTTAGATTCTGCTATTATTGTGTCTGGTGATTTGAACTTACATAAGTTTGGACAATATAGCGTAAATGATATGGCGTGGTATAATTCTACGTCTGCATCTCCACTAATTGTTATGTGCCTGGATGGTCGGCTTCTTTTCCGTAACGAAAGTAATCTGCTTGCAGACTCTAGTCTATCTGATTATGAATTGACGAATGTTGGAGTATCAAAGAACAATGTTATTGCCGGTGTGGCTGCCAGTAGCGATAACTCAAGCGCCACTCATATTTTCTTTTGGCAATCAGACGACGATGTGACGCGCATTGATACGCTAGGCGAAGTAAGTGTTAACACATCTGAGCCGAGCAAGGGCAAGATCTTCATCTTGACACCAAATTCAGGGAATATTTATTTCATTATATGTGGCGTACTATACAAAGCAAACGATTCCTTTAATGGCGTGACGAAGATCGCAGAGTTGACTAGTGAAAATATTAATGTGGCATGGTGTAGCGATTATAGTGCTAAGACAGATGAGAGTATTATCGTTGTAGAGTCTTTGCCAAGCGGTTCTGCGTATCAATATCAAACACTTGTATTTTCTGGAAATAACTTTGCGACAAAGCAAATATTCTCCATGCCTATTCCAACACAGGCCGAAAATAATATTTACACAAACGTCACCCAGTTCAGAACTAGGACTATGTTGACTGGCCCAACAGCGCCGACTTTGTATTTTACTAATAGTGGCATTCAATCGTTCGTTGATTATACGGCAAGTGATGACCAAGAATATGAGTACGCTCTTGTTCCTGTGTTTGATGGAAATGAGGGCAACTATTTGATTGTGACAGCAAAGTCACAATTTGATGGCGTGTTCATAACAGACGGCACGGATATTTACAAATTCTATGCAGATGTGGCGTATGGTAATTTCCAGCAGACGCAGAAGGTTAATGCGCATGAGCCGTTTGGGCGAAAATATCCCGTCATCGTTAGTAATGCGGCAACGAACTATATGGCGGGTAGTATGAGCGGCATGGTGCTTGCTGGTGACTATCTCAAGACTGGCAAGATTGACCGTAAGGCTATTGCGGCTGAACGAGATACGTTACTCAAGTTCTTAACAAACAAGAAGCCAAAGATTCTCAAGGATTGGAACGGCAATATTTGGATGGTAGCGATTGTCGACAACCCGTCTGTGACGTATTACGATGGCTCTGGCATGGGGTTGATGAATGTGTCTATGACATTTATGGAAGTTGGCGACGCCACCAATGTTAATGACCTTGCAGCTAATGGGTTCGCAGCGCCAGAAGGGAGTTGATAAGATATGGCGACTACTATTACAGCCGCTCAAGTGAACACGGTAAAGCAGACGATGCGCAATATCACTGTGCGTATTGATGTGTTGAATTACGATTATTCTGTTGGTGGCTCATTGAGCGGCAATGTAATAGACGGCAATGTGTCTATTAACTCTAATAGTGATATTCGTCGAACATTGTCTATAGCCACCGTTGTGACTGACCAAATTAACATTGACGTGAATAGTACGGCATGGTTCGACAAGTATATACAGGTATATGTCGGCATTGATGAGCAAGCAACTGGTGAGACAGCATGGACGAATATGGGTATATATATCATCAACCAGCCGACTTATAACTATGACGCCGAGACATTCACTCTGTCGTTTGAGGCGGTTGACCTTATGGGCTTGCTGACCGGTCTGCGCAAGGGCAATTTGTTGGAAGAATATTTCATCCCCCAAGGCAGCAATGTCAAGGAAGTTATGACGGCGGTGATGACCGAGAATAGCTTCACTAAATATGTCATCTCAGAGTGTACAAACGTCGATGGCTCTATCCAAGAGGTGCCATATGATATGAGTTTCGACCTTGGCTCCACATGGTATAATATACTTGATACATTAAGACAGATATTGCCGCAGTACCAGATATATTTCGATGCTGATGGCGTATTTCATTATGAGCAATTGCCGTTGACAGATAGTGAGCCTGTTCGAATTGATGATGCCATCTGGCATGAAAATGTGCTAAATGAATCTATCAACATCGACTTTCAAAGTGTGAAGAACAAAATCAAGGTATATGGCGCTACTCATGATGCATCATTCTTCCCGGCTGAGACAAATGTTGCAGAAAATGTTATTACATTTGATGTTGCTGAGTTGACTGACGACGACTTATATGATTATGCAATGATTGGGTTTGTGTTGGACAGCTCTGTTGTTACCAATCAAGGAATTCAAATTAAGCTCAAAGATGGGGTTGCTAGGACTCTTGAGAATTATAATGGAGGTTGGACTAGACAGCTTCAGGCCGATACCTACTATACTATTATGTATGTAGAATCATCTAATATATGGCAATTGCTTGGCCATTATCAGGCGATTGGAGAATGGCAAGAGGATAATCCTGACAGCCCGTTCTATGTCGGTAATACAGATATGACGTATTGGGCAAAGAATATCCAGATGATTGCAGAGGGCGGATATGTTACGCCATATATTTGGGTAGAAGGATTGCCGGAGGATTTAGGTGCTAACACGAAGATAGGCTTCAAGATTCTAGGCAGTCAAAAGAACATATTTGCAAATCTTACAAGCTTCTATTTGAACGGCATACAAAAAGAAATTGGCGTAAGCGGCACTAGTCAAACCAGTATCATCTATAATGAAAGTGGCACATATTATATTGAGCTATATCCAAATGGTAACTGGTATTGGATGGGAGAGACAAACCCGCAGTCAACATTTGGCATTGTTCCGTTAGTGTTATATGGCGGCGATTATGATAATATTATGTCAGATGAATTGGCCGTACAACGCGCCAAATGGGAGATATATCAGAGGTGTCGATTGAACGATGCTATTACTATTGAATCTGTGCCAATATATTGGTTGGATGTCGGCTGGAAGGTGGCATATACCCCACTTGGCGGTACAGTGACCAACCAATATATGGTCGATTCTGTACATGTCAATTTGGCACACAATGGCACACAATCGATATCTCTTAGCAGATTCTTCCCATATTACGAATCGACAACATGAAAACATAAGAGTCAGTGGCATTATATCCACTGGCTCTTATTGTTACAAGATAGGAGAATGATATATGGCAACGATTAGAGCAGCAGATGGCGGCTATTTGCTTAATGCCGCACAGTTTGAATATACAAAAGATGAGTTGGGGCGCCCTGTCCTGAATACCAAGGGAGCTGGCGGCGATAGCGCAGGAGGCGATTTTAAGTCCGACGGCACAGTGCCAATGTCTGGAAACTTATATATGAATAGCAACGCTATCATGGGCGTCAAGTCCATCAGCAACACGGATAGCGGCATGGCAATTGAATCCGAGGTAGACTTGAACAACCATAAAATTACTGGTTTGGCAACGCCCACTGACGACCAAGATGCGGCCACCAAGGCATATGTAGATTCCCACAGTTTGCTTGGTGATGATGGGCAGGTTGATGCTGACCTAAACATGAACGAGCACGGCATTATCAATGCTCATCGCATTAGCACTGATGGCCCAGCCCCATTGTATCTTGGCGCTACCATTGAGGCAACTGGCACTAACGCTCCGCGCTTGACTGGTACAACAGATGGTTCTGCGGCATTTGTTAAAGCAGACACACAGAATGAATATATTCCTGTTTCTGTTGGCGCGCCTACTGCGGCAAATCACGCTGTTACCAAAGAATATAGCGATGGTAAGACCAACGCTCTGCAAGCATCTGCCGTTCTGAAATCTGGTGGCAAGATGACTGGAAAGCTCAAGTTGACCGCTGCGCCTACTGAAGCCGATGATGCGGTTGATAAGGAATATGTAGATGCTATCATTCCTGCGTATACAACTGCCGAAAATGGCAAGGTGCTTGGTGTAGTTAATGGCGCATTAGCATGGGTAGATAAGGCTTAAAGATAAAGAAAGGATGGATTGAATTATGGCTAGATGGTGCGGTGGTCTGAATATAGACCAAAGTATGAAAATCATCAACGGTGTCATCTGTGATGCTGGTACTACTAGCGTCAATGTGGCTAATGCTGTGACCGGCTGTGGCCAGCTGTGGGATGGCGCTCTGTTTACTACTGTTAATGTTGGTGGCGCTAAGATTATCACCCTGCATAATAGTGAGGGCGATGAAGTTGGCACCCCTGTTAAGGTGCGCGGTAATTGCGGCGTTGGTTTGGATGGCCGCTTCTTTAAGGTCGTTGACGGCGTGGTCACTCTGCAAGACGGCTTTCTGCTGACTGTCATTGCCGATCCTAATACGGCTACTATTACTGTGATGGATGCTGACAGTGAGGAAGTCGCCCCTGTTAGCGGCAAGACCAATGTGTTCCTGCTGAGCGGCATTGGCGATTCTTATAGCGTCACTGTGCAGAAAGAGGGATATACCGGCAAAACCCAGACCATCACTAATAACGCTGACCAGACGATTACTGTTATTCTGGAGGAAGAGCCTTAAGGCTAATCTATATGAAAGGAGTTGGTAGAGGTGAATATAACCCTAACGGGCACTAAAATTCAGCAAGATAATAAGACTCTTGCATTTGAAAAGAATAACCTTGTTGATGTTATCAATGTCACTGTTGACACCAACGAATCATGGAGTTATAAGCTCGATATTAAATATCCACAGAAATGCTGTACTGGTGAGCAACTATATAATATTATTGATATGACGCGCACTGGTGATGTGGCTACTGTTAAATTGACAGCGGCCATGTTGCCATTTAGCGGAAAATACACGGCTCAGTTGCGTGGTATCGATGGTGACAAGGTGTATCATAGCGATACATTTGATATGTGGGTCAAATATAGTATAGAGCCTGGTTCTACATATGACCCTGTGCCTAGCGAATTTTATCAAATTGAGGCAAAAATCACTGACCTTAATAATCACCCGCCAACGCCTGGCAATAACGGCTATTGGATGATATGGAATCCGATTACGCGCAAATATGAAGAGAGTCCTGTTGCGCTGCCCGAGGGTACACTGCCCGATATTAGTGATGCCACCAAGGGTTGGTATTTGACTAATGATGGTGAGCATGTATATTGGGCGCAGGTACAGAGTGGTGGCGATGACGTCATTACGGCGATTCAGGTTAACGGCATTGAGCAACCCATTGTTGATAAAGTTGCCCAGCTGACCGTGAGCAAGGCAACTGTTGGACTGAACAATGTGGACAATGTGCGGCAGTACAGCGCTAATAACCCTCCTCCTTATCCTGTGACGAGTGTTGATGGGTTTACTGGCGATGTGACTACTTTAGCAGTCAAGTATATTACGCAGAATCTGACCGGCGAACAGAAGCAAAAGGCTCGTGAGAATATTGGAGCAGGAACCAGCGATTTTGACGGCGATTACAATAGCTTGATGAATAAGCCGTATATCCCCACCAAGACCTCTGAGCTGGAGAATGATAGTGGCTACATCACAACAGATGCTTTGCAAGGCTATGCTAAGGAGGATTCCATCCCAACGACAGTGAGCCAGCTTGAAAATGATGCTGGTTATATCACGGTTGCCGATGCTCCCGTGCAGAGCGTGAATGGACAGACTGGTGCGGTTACTATTACTAAGGGCAGCATTGGTTTGGGCAATGTTGACAATACGTCTGATGCCGACAAGCCAGTTTCTACGGCACAGGCTAATGCCATTGCGCAAGTACAAGAGAATCTTGACCAGTTATCAAGCAATCTCAACGATGGCACTGTTGTAGTAGCCAAGGCGACAGGCGATGCAAACGGGAACAATATTGCAAACACATACGCAACTAAGGCCGAGCTTGCTAACATTACAGCTGTGCAAATTCGCAACAAAGATGAGGTCATCAACGCCACACAGGCCACGGTGCAGACTGTTGCCACGCAGTACATGGTTGACAATTATGACCGACAGCCCCAGAATTGGGATGGCTTGATTTTGACCATCACAGACATGGGCAACGATAAGATTCTTTATATCTATTCAGAGGTCAGTTCCCTGTGGATTAACGCGGGTATCAACAATGTTGACCTGTCGCAGTATGTGGGCGTGTTCAGCCAGCAGTTCACGGATGAGCAGAAAACTCAAGCCCGGGTCAATATCGGTGCTGGCACACCGTATACTCTCCCAATGGCAGATGCCACTACCCTTGGTGGCGTGAAGCCAGTTGCAAAGACGGATGACATGACCGGCTCTGTAGGTGTGGATGAGAATGGCCAACTTTGGGTAAAGCCCGGTGCGGACATTAGTACCATTCCTGCTGATAAGGTCATGTTTGATAGTGACCTCGTGTTCACATACCAGTTCGGCAAGTATACTCCCACCGGAGGCAAGGTCACTGTCCCTGCTGACAACAAGAGCCTGTTGGATGTTCTGAACGACGCATACAGCGAAGATAAGAACCCGACTGTTACTCAGCCCATTGTTAGTGTGTCCAGCACCACAGCTAAGGCATATGAGGTTGGCACCAGTGTGACGCCTCAGTATAGTGCTACGTTTAATGCTGGCCGATATGAATATGGCCCGAATCCGACTGGTGCTGCTATTACGACATGGGCAGCAAGCAACAATATTACGGCTGATACTCGTGATACTCAGACCGGCACATTCCCATCTTATATCGTGCCCGATAGCTCTGCATATCGTATTACTGTTCGTGGCACATATAGTGATGGTCAAGTGCCCATCACGGCATTGGAGAAGCCATACCCCACTGGACAGATTAGGGGCACTACCAAGTCGGCACAGACTGGCCTTATCACTGGCTACCGCAACAGTTTCTATGGCACGTTGACCGACAAGACAACGACCATCAATAGCGCCGCAATTCGAGGGCTTGCCCAGAAATCCGGCAAAGCATTGGCTAATGGCAATACATTTACTGTCAACATCCCTGTCAATGCGCAGGTCGTTTTGATTGCCTATCCTGCTACATTGCGTGATGTTACGTCCATCAAGGATGTTAACGGGCTGAATGCCGACATTACATCTGCATTCACGAAATCGGCTGTGAATGTGGAGGGGGCTGCTGGGTATACCGCCATCAGTTACAAAGTATACCGGCTTGATTTTGCCAAGCCTAATGATACAGCAAATAAGTACACTGTCATCATCTAAGAAGGGAGGTCAACTATGGCGATTGCAAATTTACCTAAGCTAAACTTCTCGGTGCCGTTTGCTATGACTGCGGCACTACCAGTCGAGTACAATGCGTACTTCGACAACTATGATGACGCCGTTGCGGCTGCGGCTACTGCTGAAGCTCCCGGCTCATCCAACACGGTCTATTACTACGGACAAAAAATCGTGGTTGTAGGCGACACGTCTGCTGACCTCTATATTATACAGCCCGATGGCACACTAAAGGCTGCTGGCGGTGGTGAAGCTGATAAAACATTTGAATTTAATCAGGTGACGGCTGCCGCAATATGGGAAATCACACATAATCTCGGCAAGTATCCATCCGTCACCGTCGTAGACTCTGGCGGCAATGTCGTGATTGGCGATGTCGAATATTCCAGCGTGAACGCATTGACGTGTACGTTCAGCGCGCCATTTAGTGGCAAAGCATATTTGAATTAAAAAAGTGGAGGATAATATATTATGAGCATGAAATTCCTAACAAACATCGACCTCTTAACCAACGAGCTCCAGAATGCCGTCCTTCAGCCTCTGACCACGGCACCTGCTACACCCAAGGAAGGCCAGATTTATTATAACAGTACTGATAAATTCATCTATCGCTATGATGGCACCGAATGGGGGCCTGTTGGCGTTGTGTATAATCAGGGTAGCACCACTGGTGCCGTCATTACTGGGTTGGACAACAAGGGCGATGTCACCACTACTGATGTTATTGGCCTAACCCTGAGCGGCTATACGCCCGTTGCTGATGGCTATGTTTCCGCTGACATGACTATTGAAGCGGCTCTGAAGGCGCTGGATACAGCCGTTAAAAACGCCGTTGCTGGTGGTGGTGAAGTCAACCAGAACGCCTATAGTAACGTGACCATCAAAAAACAAAGCACGGCTGTTACTGCCGTTACTGGTCAGACTGCGGATGCTACGCTTGCGGCCAATGCTAAGACCGACACCCTTGTCATGCAGACTGGCAACAAGTGGGTGGATGTGAATGGCGCAGGCAAGACCATTACTGTTGGCCACTCTCTGTCTGGTGTGACTGCTGGTGCTACTGGTGATGCTAGTCATGTCGCCAAGGTAACTGTTGATGCCGCTGGTCACGTGACTTCCACTGAGGCTGTTGCAATCACACCTGATGCTATTGGCGCTGCGGCACTGGGGCAGACTACGGATGATAAAGATACTCTGTCCCTGTATGGCGTAAAGGCTCTTGCTACTCAGGCGTCTGCTGATGCTGCTGCTGCCGAGGCTCTGGCCGAAGAGAAGGTCGCGTCTGTCTCTGCTACTGCCAACAAGGGTATTGTGATTGAAGGCACTGCTACTGACCCCACTGTTGGCATTAAGCTTGACCCCGTAGAGGGCAACATCGCCACGCTGAGTGATGCTGGTCTGAAGGTTACTGCCCCCACCGTCAATGTGCCTGTGTATAACCTGACGAAAGATGCGACCAGCACTGATTATGCCGCAGTTTACCACCTGACAAAGGATGGCACCAATGTCGGTGAGGCTATCAACATCCCCAAAGACCTGTTCGTTGAGAGCGGTGAGATTGTTGAAGACCCCGCTGGCCAGCCTGCTGGTAAATACCTGAAACTGGTGTTGCAGAATCAGACTGCGCCGGTATATATCAATGTTGCCGACCTTGTTGATGCGTATACTCCTGGCAATGGTATTACCATCAGCGGTACGAATGAAGTTGCGGCTAAGGTTGTCGCTGGTAATGGACTGAGTGTTGACGCCGAAGGCATTAAGATGTCCGCTGCCTCTGGCACTACTGCTGGTGCTATGTCCAGTGCTGATTTCACCAAGCTGTCTGGTATTGATACTGGCGCTACCGCCAACACCATCACCTTGAATGGTGCTGCCACCAAGACGCCAAGCTTTTACGCTCCTACTACTGCTGGTACCAATGGTCAGTACTTGAAGTCCAATGGCACTGGTGCGCCTACATGGGCTACCCTGCCTACTATTTTGAAGAAATATACTGCTCAAAATGGCGCTCTGACTGCCGCTGGAGGCGCATTCACTTGGAGCATTGACCAGGCTACCCATGGTGTTACTGCCCCTGTCACTGTCCAGGTGTATGAGGTAGCTAGCGGCGCCATGGTCATGACCGATGTAACCGTTGATTCCACCGGTAATGTGACCATCACCATCAATGGCGCTGGCTCTCTTGCTGCTAATACCTATCGCGTGGTTATCGTGGGCTAATTAACCTTTAGCTATATAATGGGGCATCTTGAAATACAGTTGCCCCATTATCCACATATGGAGATTGATATATGAAAATTTATGTAAAAGACAACAAGGCGTTGAGATTAAACAGTAAGTTCTTGAGTCCTGTGGCAAGTGGTGAAACTTGGGTTATAAATGAAAATCCTCAAGTCTCTGGTATAGTTGAAGAAGGCGCTTATAAAACTTTTAATGCTGATTTTGAAAGTAACAATCAGCAATTTGTAAGCATTGATTTCTTTTTCCCATCTGTTATGGATGGAATGGCAATATCTTATGATGATATACAAGTCTATAATAACTTAGATGACATTGGGGAACCAACTTACGCTTGGATAGACAATACCTATCGCACCATTACATTCGCAAATCCTGTGACAGATAGTGATTTACTGGCTTGGTTGCAAGCTAACGCAATAAAACAATAAAAACAAGGAGATGATAACTTGAAAAATCTATCCTTATATAATAACGACCTTGCCATCCCACGCAAGAGCGATGTAGATGCTAAACAAGATAAGGTGCTTGTCGACGGCATCTTACAGGGTGATGGACAGGGCACGATATCTGCTGCTGAGACTACTGAGGTTGAACTAGTAGAATTGACTAAGGCTGATGTTGGCCTTAGCAATGTAGATAACACAAGTGACGCTGATAAGCCGATTAGCACGGCTACACAGACGGCATTAAATGGTAAGCAATCGACCATCACTGGCGGTGCATCTACTATCACGTCGAATAATCTGACGGCTAATAGGGCATTGATTTCCGACGCAAGCGGCAAGGTCGCCGTTAGTGCTGTTACCAGTACTGAGCTTGGTTATCTTGATGGCGTGACAAGTAATATCCAGACGCAGATTAATGGCAAACTTAGCTCTGCTCCTGTTACTAGCGTGAATGGTAAGACGGGTGCTGTTATCTTGACGGCAAGCGATGTTGATGCTATACCAGAGGTTGCTGTCACAACAGCCGACAACGGCAAATTCCTGCGTGTCGTGAATGGCGTATGGGCAGCGGCTACAGTTGATAATGCGAATGGGGTGAGTTTCTGATGGCAATTGAATATTTAACAAACGATACTGACCTCAAGGCTGTCGCAGATGCTATTAGAGCTAAGACAAGTAGTACTGATGCATTGGTATTCCCTGATGGCTTTGTGGCGTCTATAAATTCGTTAAATACCCACCCAACTACGTGGGACTTTGCGCAACGGGATGGAATTAAAGCCATATCAGAGGGTGGCTATCCATTCGATTCAACGTCAGATTATCCGTTCAAGCAATACATCGCGACGGATGATACGCGCTGGATTAACGGTACATTGAGATTTTCTGGCACAAGAATCGTCATATTTACCAACGAATCGTGGTTTCCGTCGGTAATCGATGTTACAGAGACAGGATTTTCGTTAAGCACAGTGCGAACAGATTCGGGGATTTTAGTCCCATATTTCATGAGACAGGGGCAAACTGTCTCTTTTAGGTGCGCCCATAGCACTTCAAATTATGGTGGCTACATTTGGTGCGATAGGCACGGGAAATTCGTCTCCTATAAACCAATCATTGATACTGGCGCGGGGGTCTCGTCATGGACATTTGTAGCGCCTACAGATGGCTGGCTGTATATAATTTTCGGAACATATAACTCAAACGTCGTCTGCCAATATTCCAACATCTCTGTGGTAATTGAGTAGGAGGGATCATGGATAACACCTGCGTATGCTACTGAATAATCCGTATGTGTGGGTGTTGTAGCTTAAATTTATAGGGAACAAATAGCGGCTCAATTGCTGTTATCTGTTCCCTATTTTTTTACGATTGTTTAATTGGATTTATTGGTTGATTTGAGGCGATAGATATGGGCTATCAAACTACCCTATCACTTACCACTGCTGCCAAATCCGTCCATATTTCGTGTTGTTACATCAAGAGAATAGACCTCTGTCAGATTAACAGCAGGACAAGGCAGAATAATCATCTGGGCAATGCGCTGTTCATTCATCACAATGCGGGTCTCATTGCTATCATTATGCAAACCGACCAGTACCTCATTACGGTACGAGCAATCCACTACACCAACACAATTAGCAGGTCTAAGCCCATCTTTAGTAGACAGGCCACTACGGGCAAAGATGCCGCCCCAGTAGCCTTCAGGAATCGCCATGGCAATACCGGTGTGAATCATCACTGTCTCGCCAGGACGAATCTTGATGCCGTTGACCTCATTGCCACCCCATTCATGGAATTTAGCATCAGGCAGATGGGCATATAAATCTAGTCCGGCATCGTTGGCATGGGCACGGGTCGGAATAATAGCTGTCTCTGCCAGCCGTTTAATCTTTACATCAATCATTGGACGTTACCTCTATATATTTTTCTTCAAATTCACCTCTATCCATGAACACCACATCATTGCGGTTACAGCCAGCCGACCAGATGACGTTGAGGATATACAAGTCCTCCTCGCGGCTCATCATGACCACATAACCGTTGTTCATCAAGATTTCAGCGATTATTGTTGCGTCGCAATAATCATTAACGGCAATTTCAATTTCACTCATTTTACACCTCATTCATTCCACAACAGTTAAATTCAGTACATTTGCCATTGCGATAATCGCACAGCGGCACAAGCACTGATTCCATCTCAGGATTGACCTTAACAACCTCATCCACAATCATCTGCATGACATAGCGGGTTTCAGGCGACGCCTGACCACATAGCCGCTTATGTGCCATACGAATCAGCTCCATAGCGTCGATGCTCATGATGTGGCTGACCATCTCATCTTGCGGCGCTGTATTGCGGTCGTATTTGGACTGGCGGTCATTGCGCTGAGACTGGACATAATGGTTGACGCCAATATGATGCCGTACAAAGTGGACGCTGACCCAATAGGGGATTGTCATACGGATGCCAAACCAAAGCTCCTCAATGGGGCTATGTTCAGATTCCAGTAATTGCACCTTCCATCCATCTGTCGGTTGATTGACCATATGCTTGCCGACTGTATTGAGCGTACAGGTTTTAACCCATGCCCAATCATCGGCGGTGGGGTGCCGAAGCACCTCCACCTTGAAATCCTTAACATCAGCCATCAGCAACAACCTCCACAGTTGCAATCACCGCAATTATCCAGTTCAGCAAATACCTCATCCATTACATTAAACACGTCGATATCAACCAAGAACAGGTCGCTACCATCAGCCCAATGATTGTATGTGACCATGCCGACTTCATAGCAATATTCGGCCATATCTCTATCGTCCTCGTCCACATTAGGCAACCATACACGCTCACCAATACGAGGGATGACAAACGGGGCATACGGCTCAAGCACAAACTCATGCTCCTTATGGCACTCAGTAGCGCCATCTCTAAAATATCTCAGCATATACTTGGTCATTTTTATTCCTCCCAATCATATAATTTACAGAAAAATTCAATGCAGTTGTCATAGATAATACGCTGCTTGATGATGTATAGGTCTTGGTCGCCAATGTTGGCAGTGATGGGCAACTCAATCATGTCTCCAATTATAGGCTCACCCATCAAATCATCGGCATCACACTCGCAGATAAATTGCTCATCAGCAAGCTTGCCGACATAAAATCGATATGTGTAATCAGTCATACGCATTTACCTCGTCATAATATTTAGAATACAGCACGACGCGTCCAGCATCTAATGTGCGCTTAACGTCGATGATGCGCTGATTAGATGAACCACGGAACGGCAGGGATATATCTCGCAGTTCTTCAATATATGGGCCATCAACTACTACGTCAACCCAGTTAATCAAGTAACGCATAATAAGACTGTTCTTTTTTACAACATCTTTCCATGTGTATCCTGTCCATAGCCATACAGTCTTGCCTATATTTTTAACTTTGGCTATTAGATGCAACAGGTCGTACTTACCCTCAATCGTTTGGTCAAGAGGCTCACCACCAAGAATGCTCAAACCAGCAACATATGGCAAATCAAGTTGTGTTAGGATGAGCTTTTCTGTTTTTGGCGTATACAACTCCCCATACTCAAAGTTCTGAGCATCTTGGTTAAAACATCCTTTACAATGCCGGTTGCATCCCGATACAAACAGCGACACGCGAACACCCTCTCCGTTAGCTGTATCGTCCAAGATGATGTTGGCATATCTCATGCATTGAACCTCTCGTGCTTGACGCGCATTTCCACCTCTTGCTGCTTGCCTTTGTTGAACGCCGTCTTATAATCATTTGTCAAATAGCCCGTCACACGCCGCAGGTGTTTGATATCATGACTGTTGCACTGGGGACACACATCGTTAATAACGTCGCGGTGCCCGCAGTTCATACACTGGTCATTTGGCACATTGATGGCGAAATACGGTATGTCCTTATCCATGGCGTAGTTAACAATTTGCTCAAGCGCCTCAAGGTTGTACTTACAAGCCGCATCCAGCTCGACATAGGTGATGCATCCAGCATTGCTATACCCAGTCAGCTGGCTTTCAATGTCAATCTTTTCAAACGGCGTCATAGGCACCCATACGGGAACGTGAATAGAATTGGTAAAAAATTCCCTATCAGACACATTGGGAATCTCGCCGTACTTAGCCTTGAACTTCTGCATGGCCGTATAGCACAAGTTTTCTGCCATTTATACCCTCGGTTTCCCGATATTTTGGCAAAGGGGATTAGACTATATCTTGGTCTGCATAACTGCTACCATCATGCAGACCCCTCACATTTCGGATTGCTCCTACTCTACTCGCTTGTTGGGGCGGTCTTTCTCCGCCTTATGCTTTCGATAGTCGTTAGAGAACAAAAATATTATTAAGAAAATCGCTCATATATCTGAAGATAAACCCACTTCGGAACCTTTTGGTTGGCCTGTTGTTGCATTGATACAGTATGCCGGTCTTAGTTACGCCGGTTATTCTGCTTGCCTCCGACACAGAGCCGTAATTACATAACCACTCTTTCGTTTTTCTATCAAAACAACATACCGGCATACTTTGTGAATCGTTCCAACCTTTGTCGTTCCTGGCCAATCCATCATCATACGCCTCTTTGGTATTGCTCGACGTGGTTCCCCATTTGAGGTTTGACAATTCTGGATTTGCCTTGTTGTTGTCTTTGTGACAAACAACAGGCAAATTGTTGGAATTAGGCAGGTACGCCTTTGCTACCAAGCGATGTACGCGTCGTTGAATCATCTTGCCGTTGGCGCTCTTAAGCCCAACATACACATAGCCGTTATGGTTATTGATAAATGTCCTTGCCGGGTACATCATATCATCGCCGTAGTCAAAATATACGGCTCCGCTTGGCGTAATGAACGCATTGGCGCTTTCTTCTATTTTACACAGTTCTTCAGATATATCATATTTGCTTACAAGTTTATTTGTGAACATACGTTTTGCCATAATTGGCACCACCTTTCTATATGCTAATTATACCACAAAACATATGTTTATTTGTTAACAAATTGTAAACATTATAATATTTTTATCCTACGGGATTAGCTTGCCTTTCAGTTTAGCCTCTCTTACCAGCTTATTACGCTTGCCCGTTTAGTGAGGTAAATTATTCGTAAGTTCACACTTACGCCACCCAAGAAAACCAGGTGTATAGTACACACCAAAATTCAGCTGATACCGCTGCTTAAATTCGGTGCATCTATCTTTGAACAGCTGCTCAATGCGCTTGGCCAACTCCATGCCCTCCGGCTTAGTGTGGTCACAACCGATGAGAATTTGCAGGGTCTCAGCAAGGCCAATTTGACCAATGACGATAGTGCCGTGCTTCAACGCCGACTTGATGCCCTCCTCCGGTACATAACCCGCCATGACATTGTTCTCGTACATGAACTTGGCGCTATCAGGGGACTGGCTACAAATCCAATCAAAGCGCTCAAGCAACATATCTTTTGCCTCATGAATTTTGGCATCGAGTAGAGACATGAATTCATCAACATAGTCTCGCGCGTCGCACCCATACCCATACTGATTTGCTCGTTCCTTAGCCTCCATAGCCAATGTCGGCATGATGATGGTTACGGGGCAGATATTACCACGGCCATCCTTTGTCTGCCCCATACCATTGATATCCATGCCATTAGCTGTACGACAACCCATAGTGCTGAAATATGTCTTAGGGTCATTGATGTCATACCCCGCATTGTTCGACCAATCAACGTTGGCATAGTTTGGGTACAGCCGCAGACTGGTAGATTTAAGCGCCAACTGGAACATATCATAGTTGGGGTCGCCAGGATGCCGGTTTACGCCATTCATGCACTGGAAAATGCCGCAAGGAAAGATACTGGTGCGATGCAACTTGCCAATACCTTTGATAGACACATCAAGCAATGCCTTGATTACCATGCGGCCTTCAGGCAATGTACAAGTGCCGTAGTTGATAGAAGTGAAGGGCAGCTGATTTCCCGAACGACTCTGTAAGGTATTCAAATTATGATACATGCCCTCAACAGCTTGATAACATCCCTTGGTGGTCATATCAAGAGCGTACTGATATACTGCCGCATTATCTTTCCACCAATCAGAATCAATAGATAGACACCCCTCGAAACAATCTGGGTCGTTTATAATATCATAGACATGTTCTTGAATGAATTGCATGTCTTTATGGCCGACATACTTTAACCCATCGGCATAGTGTTTGTAAAATGACTTTCTCACATAAGGCACAATAGTCCAGTCAAGATGAGTAGCGCTTACGCCGCCAAACTGTTGGAGAGACTGAAGCTGAAAGATAACCGCCACAAGCTGAAAAGCCGTATTGATGCTCTGTGCGGGTCGCACGTCTGTCTGTCGTGTGTTGAATCCATTGGCCAACAACTGGTCAAATGGGATAGACAAGCAATTGTGGCTACCTACGGCATATGCGTCAAGGTCATGGATATAGACCTCGTTATTCTCATGATTGGCCTTAGCCATAGGTGATACCAAATATTCAAGAGCATAGCGACGATTGACTACTCTACTGGCCTCACCAATGCGCCCACCAAAGCTGTGTTCGTCAACATTGGCGTTCTGATTTTTTATATCCTTAGCTTGCAGCTTCTCAGCAACGGCATCCATTAACTCGGCATACTGACTACGAGCCATCTGATGCAGATGACGGTATTCAACATATGCCGTTGCAACTTCTTTATATTTACTTGCCATAAGCCGCTTGACCACCAAATCCTGGATTTCCTCAACCGGCATATCGGCATTGCGGTGAGCAATATCCACAGCCACCTTATTGGCAAATGTCAGCATATCATTTGTCAGATTATTGGCATACACGCTGTTAAATGCCTTGATGATGGCGCAGTATACCTTATGAGCATCAAACTCTACTACTCTGCCGTCACGTTTGGTTACATTCAAGCCGTCACTACCTCCTTATACGCTCTCTGCATACATGTCTTGGCCTGAGCAAACAGCTCATCCAATGTATGCCCATTTGCCCTGATGACAACCGATGTGATATTTGTGTCAATATCCACGCTGGTATCTACCACCTCCGCATTGGCAATTTGCGGCGTGATACATACCTTTACATTCATATTGGGCGGATATCTGCCCAATTCCGTCATGAGTTCATTTACTGTCATAACATATACCTCCTTACACATTATATTATATCAGATTGATGTGTGGTTGTCAAGAGTTTTTAATAGACATTACAGACTGACAAATCTTTTCAGCGCAGTCTTGGCACACGTCATTAAAGCTAAGAGCGCAATCTTTTTGTCCGGGTTTGAACACTCTTTGCTCTGAGACTCGAAACATGGACAGTCGCCAATGTTCTCGATAGTCTCTAATTCTATTGCCGCATACATCGCAGATGATTTGCGTAGACATAATCAACCTCCTCCTTTAATCTTTGCATATGATATAAGCGCATATTGCCGAAAAACGACTATTGCTGTATATGGCCACCATGTCATTTAATTGGCTCCCTTCGATTAGATAGGCGTGTTAAAAGCATCGTCATCGCTTTCTATCAAGTCATATTTGACCTCCATCTTGTATTGTCGTGTGGCCAGTACTGCAATGGCACATCCATCATCCGTATACCATGCACATTCGCTACCCTGGCATACTGTCATATCCTTATATTGGGTGCTTGGTAGGCTCATTGGACAATATTTGTCTTGTTGCATTATCAATAAACTCTTGCTCCTTTCTAGTAAGCGGTCTACATACTGGCTTACCTTCACCGTGCTTTAGGTCATATGTTTCAACCTCCATAGCAAAATTGCCTTCAATACATGGGGATGACCACATAATGCCGTCATCAGTCACCACACCAAGATACGCCGCTCGTTTTCCTCGACTATCCATTACTTGGAGTCTCCTTTGCACTATGATATATTCTACTACTTTTTCTTATTGGAGCATTAAAACACCTATCTGCATCATGCCACGCCTTCCACCTCATTCTAAGAGTGTTGACGCCTATGCCTATTTCTTTAGCCCATTGAGATACTGTTTGAGTGCGACCATCATATGTGATATATATGTTGCGTGATGTATGATTGCTTTGCTCATAGGGTGTTGCCCATTCACAATTTTCTGGGCAATATCCCTTATCATTTTCTTTACGTTCAATAGTCAATGTGTCGTTATAGCCAGTTGATAAAGCCCATTCTCGAAACACTTCAAAGCTGTTTCGCCATTCATCACATACTGTGATGCCGCGTCCACCATACATGTCATAACTTTGACAATTTTCATCATAACACCTATGTAACATATTCCTATAAGTTTGGTATAATCTTGTGCCAGAACCATGATGGATAGCAAGCTCTTTATGTAGGCACCCACAAGACCGCGTATTGCCAGTTGTGAGACTGTCTCTACGCAATACAAAGGGTTCACTTCCACAATCACATTGACATAACCACATACTCGCCTTACTACCTTTGGGGCTGATATACGTCCCTTCTCTTTTAATAACAGTTAATCTGCCAAAACGTTGCCCCGTTAAATCTAACATGTTAACAACTCCTTTAACCATGTGTGGCGTGTGGCTTGCTCTTCTATTTGAACAGCATTTTTTATAGTGTCTGCATCACATATAATAATCAGCCTTTCCCTTGCCCTCGTAACTGCTGTATACAGCAAATTGCGGCTACACATAAATCCGTGCATGGGGTCAATCAGCACAATAACGGCCTTAGCGCTGCTACCTTGGCATTTGTGGATTGACATACTATATGCTTGTTTTAGCTGTGTCAAGCTCTTAACATCCTTAATGCCGTCATCAAATTCGACCATTACATTGCTCGTCTTGGCTTTGCCGTCATATGCCACACTGCGCAGATAGCCAATATCGCCATTTGCAATCATGTCGTCAATGCCGCCAGAATAATCGTTCTTTGTGTTAAGCACCTTATCACCCAGCTTCAATACGCTGTTTTTGCGCACTGGCTTATTGGGGTTATATTTCTCGCTAATAGCAGCATTAATAGCATCACTGCCCACTCGCTTATTAAACGGGCACAATACCACTATATCATCCACACCATATCCATCAGCAATCAACCGGTCATATTGCTCAACTACCTGCCCAATAGGGTTATTTTCATCCTCTGGCGCAAATAAATAATCAGGAAAATCGTCGCCCAAATGGTCGCAATTACCATGCCGGACATCAGTTGCTATGGTGACAATGCCGCTTGAATTATAGCGAAAAATCTTAGTTAATTCAACTCTCGGGATGATGCCGCTATCAATCATATCTTGGACTAATGAGCCGCATTGGATGGATGCAAGTTGGGCATTATCCGCGATAAATACCAGCTTAGGCTCATAGCCGACTTGACCCAATAGAGCAGCAAGCAGATGAACACTGACCATGCTCGATTCGTCGACGATGATATAATCAGGCTGCCATGCTCCAGTAAGAAACATATGGATGGTCATAGCAGAACGGCCAGTATAGCCTCTAAGCACCTTTGATGCAATACCAGTAGAAGCAAGCAACTGATAATTCATATCCATATCATCCAGCATATTGACGATGGATTTGGTTGTCTGGCTCTTGCCACTACCAGCACTACCGTTAATCATACATACGTCGTTCTGCAACACCATGTGTAATGCCGACATCTGTTCATCTGTCAGATTGATATTGTCCTCTTTTTGGTATTTGCTCAAATCATGTTGTACGGCCGACGTGCCATGTTTAACTCGCTCAAGCAGATGGTCGGCAATTAGTAACTCATCCTTATATGTCTGCTCAAATGCCACAAGATGCCGCTTTGGTTCATAATGAATAAGCGGGTCGCCACATACCACGGTGACAACATGCCGCATTGTTTCGCTAGCAAGCCTATATATTCCCTCGGCTAATTGAGCATCTGTTATGCGCGTATTACCAGCCAGCTCATTACTCTTGAGTACGTCATATACGGCATATTGGCATCGGCAGTAAGCATCTGGCGCTATATGCTTGAACCGCATAATGATGGTATCTGCGTATTTGAAGCTCATGCCGCAGATGCCAATTAGCACATGATATGGATTGGTTTTGATATCCTCTCTAAATCGCTTGAGGTCGCCATCATAGTGCTTGTCGAGCTTATGTTGATGCTCTGACAATTTAATGCCATATGCGGCATAATTGATATTAATTGCCATCTACTGCCTCCAGCATCCTATTCATGCACCACCAAGAGCGCCCACCGTCGCCTCGTTGCCATACTCCACTATCTGCGCCCCATTCCACAAGCGCCATATCTTCAACGTCATCCACGGCCATAATTGTGCCAATGTTGCCAACATACGGGCAAAATTCAGGTGTGCGCTCATGTCCATTTTCATCAATAAATCGCACTTTCTGTCTAACCTTAAACATACAACAATCCCTCCTCGTATTTGATGTAATCATCATAACATACAAAGAGGGATTTGTCAAGTATTATTTTTCGGTTAGCCGCAAATTTTTATTACGCTCAATCAGCTCTTTCAATTCAGCCCATGGGTACTTGCCGCACATAGGGCACTGATAGTCAAGCGGTTGCTCCATATCATATACGCTGGTAGAGATAGTAGCGCCGCAATATCGGCATTTGGCCTCAAGTCGCTTACCTGCCGCATTTAGCTGTTTCTGCCGTTTTAGCCAATTACGTCCTCTGCTCATGATTCTTCTCCTTGCTCAGAATTTGGCAATCGTCAAAATTACCATGTAACATATATGAGCACTCAACCGGCTCTTTTACGCCAAAGCACATAGGAACATCGGCTGTAATCGGATGATTGGCGTCTTTCCAACCCTTGACTTGGCATCGCCAATAGCAATATGGGCATACGACCTCATTCATAATATCGCCCTCCTTTCATATAGCGTTATTGCTTGGTCATATGGTAAATCCATGATATTGCATTTATACGCATCGTAGCCTTGATTATTATATATGATTGATACGCCGAAATATGGCTTGAGCTTGCTTGCCAGCTTTTTTATCTTTGCCACAAAGAACTGGAAATCGGCATCGCCCACTTGCCTATAATCCGAGTCAAATGCCAGCGCCACATCATTGACGCCCAGCTCAAGCAGCAGTTCTATATGCCGCCTACTGATATTAGAGCCAAATACGGCAAGGCTGTTATATATGCCATATTCAGGTGCTTTGAGCACTGACTTTTCACTCTCAAATAGCAACACTTGGCGGCATTTTTCAATATCGGCTTTATTCTGGTCATACCCGTATAAACATGCGCTCGATGAAAACTTGAGCACATTACCATCCAACATTGCAATAGGTCGATATTTGCCTTTGGCTATATCCTGCGGTCGTGTATATCTGCCTCTTACGCCGACCAGTTGTCCATTTTGTACGACAGGTATGGAAATACACGCTTGCCGCGCATACCAACCTATGCCGAACTTGTCCATGCTATCCCGTGTTATCCCATATTCAAGCCATTCAGTTGGGTATAAATGGTCAAATGCGGAAAGTATGGCTGGGTCATAGGCAGTCAATTCAACTGGCTCATCAATGTCGGCATTGGGTATCCAGCGGCGTAATTCACGTTGCCATGGGTCGATTTGGGCGTCATCGGCCAGTTCAGTAGCCGATATTCCCAATGTTCGGCATATATAATCAACGGCTTGATTAAATGTGCAGTGCCGCAAATGCTGGATTAGGGCTATCGTGTCCCAATCTCCGGCGCATGAATAACAATGCCAGCGATGCGACTCAATATAATAGTACAGCTTTTTTGAGTGTCGCTCCCAATCGGTATGATGACAACAACTTGGGTATAGTTGATATTGGCTATTAACAGATACCAGCGGTATGCCCATGCTGTCCATTAGGGCTATAATGTCATCGTCTGTGATTTGGGCTTTGATTGCGGCAATGTCAAGCAATTATATCATCCCTTCATACTTAATCCTCCGGCAAATCAATGTGCCACCAGCGGTCTGTGGGCGAACAAGGACTGACATCATCAATCATATTGCTCCACCAATTTCGACGACGATTTAATTTCCCCGCGAAGCAGAATCCCCTATATCTCTGACCAGCCACGATTCGAGGCACCAACACATACTCATCCGACCAAACCGGATATTCCTCAACCTTATGCCATTTCATTAACTTTCTCCTTCAACTGATTTACGGCCTCAACAAGCTCATTGATTTTCTTTCTTAGTTTTTCGTTGCTGTAATCACTTGCAGTTTCACAAGTCGAGGGCTCAATCTTGCTGTCATCCTTCTTAGTAAAATCATACTGGCCGATACGATTGAAATAATCTGGTATTGAACTCTGTTTCCCATGAAATTCACCAACAATATCTTTTGTCTTATAATAAACTATGGCAATATCATAAAAAACATCCACATCCATGAACAAGCAACCGTTTTTTATTTTTGTATATGCTGCATTGGCGACATAACCAACTTCACCGTCTTTAGTCTCAACATAATCGCCCACATGAAATTCGTATTTCATCAAAAATCATCCTTCCATCCGTTTAACAGCCACATCAAAATAGCCTTTATCCAATTCAACACCAATATACTTGCGGGCAAGATTCTTTGCTATAAAACAGTGACTACCGCTACCACAACAAGGGTCAAACACAGTCTGGCCTTCGTTTGTATTATCCTTAATCAAGTCCTCAAGCAAAGCATGATTCTTCTCAGTAGGATGCAACTTGCTCCGACCGTTGGGATAATGAAACACAGTATTCTTACAATGAGCGTTAAATGTTTTAGCCCCTTGCTTCTTATACCACACACACATCTCAACGCCACTTAAATAAATATACTGACCGTTCATAGGGCTTGGGTTTGTCTTTTCCCAAATAATAGGACGTACTGTACCTTTCCCAATATCGGAAAAGAATTTATAGATTTGACTAAATTGTTCCTTCCCGCAAAAGATACAAATAGAATTTGAAGTAACTCTTAGTACCTGTTTAAGAAACTCATCAAGGTCGAAGGTAATAATATCAGCGTTACCTTTATCAAGATTTCTTAGGCCGTTACTATCTCGATTTACAGCGTTATAAGGAATATCGGTAAGAGTAAAATCAACAGACCCATCATCCATCTTATCCATAATATCAAGGCAATCAGTATTAAACATCATACCAAATTTGTCTTTGTAATCAGCTTGTTTATAAAGTTCGTTCAATGTCATTTACTATACACCAACTTCGCAACCCTCTATCTCTATATTGTCATACTCGAAATTTTGTATCAAGGATAGCCGCAACCCATCCCCACCAAGATTGTCAGTGGTTGTCACATTGAGATATAACCCAAATGCAGGGCACAGCTGAACCCATTCAACATAGTGATTGACATGGCATTTGACGTGATATGTGCCGTCATTGTTTGGCTCACAGATATCAATAAATGCCGCATCTGCAACTGGGTTATATGTTAGAGTGATATGCCCGTTATCATACCATTACCCTATTACATTATTGCCATTTTTATCTCTTATCTCTGTCGTGTGAGCAACAATTTTGAAGTCAATCATTGAGATGTGCCTCCAGCCATTCAATAATAGCGGCATCGAGCTTGACTTGCTTGCCCTCTGCCGTATCATCATTGGCATAATACATAGGTCGCAGCCATATTTATTATATATCTCATCAATCATTGATTGAATCGTAAGTTCTCTCAATGCAACCAAATCCATCGTTTGACATCCTCCTTAACACGTTCATATCGCCACATCATTCGCAACATAAGTCGCTGATACCAATACAGCTTAATACCGTATGCGTCAATAAAGATTTTGTCAGGATATCGGTCGTAGTATGCAATAAATTGTGCAATATGGTCTGTATATAATCTACTCATAATAATATCACTCCATGCGGTCATGCGGCACTACATATATGTTGCTATCCTGCTTTAATTCAGCTACTGGCTTGACAATGCACCTATCGGCATCTAACCCATCAAACCAATCTTTGTGCCGCTCATATGTTGATTGAGATACAAGCAAGATGGGCGGATAATCGTTAGTTGCTTTAACAGCATCACACAGGGCGATGAGATTATCGAGATTAGCCTTATTTATCATATCTCACGTCTCCCATCACATTCAATTAACAGCCCACGCAAATCCTTGACTTGATTGCCATCCTTATCTGTAATAAACCAATCATGGCTACGAGCTGTGCCATAGTTTAGCGTCTGAAAAATCTTAAGATGCTTATCCCATTGATTATTACGCCCTTTGATGATGTGGGTTATATTGTTGCATACGGCATCGGCGGGGATATTCATAGCCGGATTGCTCTTAGCCATATCAAACAGCTCAAGCTCATCCTGCTTAGGCGGCAATATGACGACTGTACCATCTGCCTTACGAACCTGTGCCTTAGCTCCAGCAAGACATGCCTCAGTCGGATATTTCATATTATCTTCTTGCCTATTGGTCTGAACGCCGGTAAGGATGGGTATGCCGCATATGCGCTGTGCTTGCTTCAGGCGGTCAGTTAGAGCCAGCAGTATCATATCCTCACGCTGGGCAATCTTACTTTCACTGGCGATCTCACTAGCCACTACGCCGTTGTTCTGGATATAATCAAAGCAAGCAGCCTTGACTCCTTTGAGATTGGAGTATTCCTTGATTGTGTTCATCAGCGACTTAGTAGTGAACAGCGGGTCATCAACGATATATAGCTTGCTCTCTGCCAGCACCTTATCGGCATAATCGACACGCTCTTCCTCATCGCCCTGATAGTAGCCGTCCCTTATTTTGCCGCGAGATACGCCACTAATCCATGCAATGATAAGCGGGTCGATTTCTTTACGCATATCCATCTCGGTATTAATGAATAGACAAGGCCCAATGCGAGATTTATTCTTAACAAACGCCCGTTTGTTGAAATCCCAATATTCAGTACAACAGATTTTACAGATGTCGCCAATAGATGATACTGTCTTGCCGCCACCAGACTGACCAGCTCTCAGAATCAAGCCCATCTGTCCACGCATGATGCTATTGAGATATGGCGACTGGAAAGACGGGCCATAATCAGGAGATTCTTTCCATTGCTCTTTGGTTTTATGGAAATCGCTGCCAGCCACATATTCCTCACGATTGGCATTAACATAAAATCGCTTGTTGACAGATGCAAGTTGTGCCTCATAATACCCCACAATTTCGTCAATGCTATATTTCTCTATATCACACTCAAAGCGGCTGATATCAAATCCAGCCTTAGCATAGCTGCGAATTAAGCTGCATTTGCGCAAATTTGACCAATATAGCTCATAATTATCAAGCACAGCCAGCGATTTAACGGCATCAATGAAATCAGCCAGATTATTTGCATCAAACACAGACTTAACTTCTGCGCTATTCTTGCACAAGCCATATATATCCATAGCTGTGATTGAACCAGCGCCCCTCTTAGCAAGCGCATTGATAGCTTGATATAGCCGCATATGGAACACAGTCGGCTCAAAGTCGGATTTGTCAAGAGGGCATTTATCAGACAAACAAAGGGATGGCTGTATCATCATGCACCCTAATGCAAGACGGGCAGAATTTCTGTCATAGAGCATTATACAAACACGTCCTCCTCTACATCACGCCGAATAATGACGGCGTCATCATCTTGCGGCATCCAATCGCCTACTTGCTTCTTCATGCGCTGCTGCCACTGCCAATAATCCTTAGCGTCATTATATACATACGGTAAGATGCTAATGCCCTTATATGGCTTATTAGCGATATTCACACTCCACCATAAAGCATATCGCATACCGGCATATGTCATGCCATAATCGGCAATCATGCGCTTGAGCTGTGCCGTGATGACCATAAAATTGGCATTGGGGTCAAGTTGCCGGATATATGTCAATAGCGCCTTACGGTCATCATTGGGCGGCTGCTTTGGCTTAGGCGCATGAGCCGCTATCCATTCATCTCGGCATTGTTCTGAGCACATATAGTAGCCATTGGGCAGTTGGATGGCGGCTGGCTTATTTATCGTCTTGCCGCATTGACGGCATTTGACTTGCTTAGGCATGACGCATCACCTCCTAACATGGCTATACTATATCACATATTTCGGAATTTGTCAAGAGAGTATTTCCAATTCAAGCAATATTTTCTTCATCTGCTCGTCGTCTATATATTCATCAAGCGGCTTGCAATCAACCACTTGCAATCCATAATCTGATATATCCACAACGCCGTCATGGGTTATATAGCCGCCAGAATATATCAAGTTCAGCCGATATACACGCCGCTCATAGCCGCTTGGGGCTGGTATACTGAATTGCCTTGGCCAATCGCCACATATATTTATCAGCCGCTGATTATCCGCCCATTGCCCATCAACTTCTATACTAATATTGTCGGCCATATTAGCATCAACGATACGCATATATTGGCCATTGAAATAGATATTACCATGCCATTCATTGATATTGCCGCTGACCATAATACGTGTTGGCTCGTCAGCTGGTGGCATTGTATATATCGGCTCTGTGCCGTTTTTGCTCACTATACCCTTAATTTTAGGGTGTAAATAAGGAATTAGCTGGCATATGGCATCATATTGGTCACTTGCCCATTTGCGGCTTATTGTCTGCTGGATGGTGATGGTCTGATTATTGACAATGAGCGATAGGCGGATTTTGGCATGAGTGCGATAAAATTGAATTGTCAGCTCATGCAAATCGCCTACTGCTATAAAGCGGTTAATCGTGGTCATCACCTCCTGTCATGGGTTATTATATCAAAAAAGCGGGCCGTTGTCAAGCCCGCTTTAATAGATTTTACAGTTTTTTATATTCTACATCAAGGTCGGTATAGCCATCTTGAGCCAGCATCATACCAGTCTTTACAGCACGGATATAATCATCAGCATCAAACAGGTTACGGCCAATAATGGCGTCCTCTGGGCATCCGCTCAGATTGCGAACGCTGAACTGCATCATATCGTTATTGATAAACTCGTAGTAAACACCATCATAATCATAATTATCTTTTCTTTGATTTACGATGACCTTGTACGTTTTATTGCTCATTATACACCTCCATCAAGAGAATGGATTAGAGTCGTCATCGCCAAAAGGATTGCTGTCATCGGCAGGAGCGCTGGATGCAAATGGGTCAACTGCGGGTGCGGTATCATCACTGAATGGATTGACAAACGATTCAGCAGGCTTGGTTGTAGAGGTGGTCTTAGTGGGGTCAAGTTTTTTTGTGTCCGGAATTTTGAAATCACCCTTCTTGATAGTATCAACAGAACGAACAGCGCTTACATAAGTACGCTCACGAACAGCGCCCTTCTGATTAACATATTCTTCCAGTCCAACAACAATGCCAACCTGCTTGCCAACCAGCGATTTCTCATTGAAGTCAAATGTATAATTTTTATTGCTATTTTCAACGGCATTAGCAAATCCCTTAAACATGGATTCAGCTGTGCTCTTATAGCTGCGCACAAAGGAACCGGCATTAGGCCACTTCTTATCCTCCCGCGTGTCCTCATCATACTGCTTCTTGAAAAGTCCCTTCTTATCGCCCTCAGCAATATCAAACGATACCTTGAGATATTCCTTATCGGCCACATCCTGCACGTTCAGAATCTTGACGATATAGCCACCAACAGGCAACTTCTCAAAGCCGTTGTTTTCCTTGATGTTTGCCCAATTTTCAATCTTTCTCATTACGCTTTACCTCGCTTTAATAAAATTTTATCAAAAATCCTTCAACGCATCAATAACAAGCTTGATGTCATTAGGAATTTCATCAGTATCAAATGCGCCACGCGGCGTCTTTGCAGTGCTATTTCTTGCCCGTGTCTCAAACACATATTCGCCATTGTCGTTGATTTTAGCAAGCAGTACCGTGGTCATCTTGCTCTCAAGGCAAATCTTGTTTAGTTTGCGGCCATTGGTCAGCATACAGGTAAACCCATCGTCGCTTGTCTGCGTATGGCCAATCAGAATAACAGTCAGGTCATCACGCATCTTATTGGCATAATCAACAATATTATACACGCTCTGTGCCAAATCCATCCACTTATCATAGGTCTTTTCCTTGGCTCGCCGCATCTCATCAGCAACCATCAGACCATTCAGCGTGTCAATGACAAGGTACTTAATCTGCGTCTGTTTGGTGTTAATCTGCTGCATCAGCGCATATACCTGGTTGGGGTCGTCACAGCGGAAATAATTCTTGTTTTCCTTGTTATACTGCTTACGCCAACCCTTCCAACTCAGACCCTTGCCATCGGCATCAATGTAAAACGTGCTTTTAGGGTCAAGATGCTCAAGGCTAGTCGTCTTGCCAGAGCCGCTTGTGCCGATAATCATAAGTCCCATGCTCATATTATATCATATCCTTTCAATTAAAACTTAACAGCATCCGCTATCATATATTTGCTTTACCTTGCCGCATCTTGGGCAAATCCATCCTTTTTTCATATTAAAACCCCTCATGGCAATAGCCGTCGTCAAATGTATTCATACGCCAATGAGTGCAATACAACACACAATCAATCGTAATTGCGTTATAGCAATTTCGGCATCGCGTCACCGGTTCAGCATCAATGGTTGGGACATTATCAACAGCGTTATGAATAAGCCGTAATGCTGTGCCGCCAGTTATGCTCCATTCTTCATCAGATGGGGCATATGGCTTGAGATGGGATAATACCCAATCAGCATCAATTAAGCGTGACATTTCAAATTACTCCCCGCAAGGACTTTTTCTATTGGTAAACCGCGATAATAACGATTAGAAATTGTGCTTCTGCAAATTCCTAAGATGTCTGCCCACTCGCTAACAGTATGCTTTTCGCCGTTATATTCAATCCACAATGTATTTCTTCGATTGTTCGCCTGTTGCTTCGCAGTAGCCCAAATGCAATTATCTGGTGAATAATCGGCATAAACATCCTTTCTCTCTAAGGACATTCCTTTCTTAAAGCCAGACGAGATAGTCCACTGCTCAAATTTTTCAATATCGTGCCATTCATCACAAACTTTAATGCCGCATCCTCCATACCAAGAATAATTACGAGCCTTCTCACGATAGCATCTGTCCATCATGGAATGATACGTTCCATACCACGGCTCTTTGTAAAATGACCGACCCTTAATTAACTGCATCATTGTCACCTCCGCTCATCTTCGCCACCTCTACAAACCCAAGAACAGTATCCACAATCGCCTTATCAATTCGCTCCTGCAAACTGCATCTGTTTTCGCAAACAACAGGCATTTCAGATAATGACTTGTTATAATAAGCCGTTTTTTCTGACGACCCACTTGCCATCCCAAAAATCAATAGAATAGCCGCTGGATTTCGCCGCCTCCATTTTTGCTGACTTTGCAGCGTCAGTTTTCACAAAGTAGCTTTCTCGCGTAACCCACGGATTTTTGTAGATTTTCATTCCGCACCGTCCATCTTCGCACCGCAGTTAGGGCAGCAGTTTACATTGCCCATCGTTTCGATGTGACAAACGCTACATTCACACGTCAACCCAAGTTCATCATCATGCATAACCCTCCGCCCATGCACCACTGGGGCAACATCCGCGGCGGGTAATTGCTCAAGGCAACAAAGAGCATCGTCCCATCCTTGTCCATAAGCGTCATCAAGGTTGTCGGTTTGATAATGTCTATTTAATTTTGGCGGTTCGCGCATTGATAATGCCGCTTTTCTATCAATATAATCTGTCATCACTCCACCTCCTGACCCCAGAACTCGCGGCGACATTTATCGCAATACATCTTGCTATCATCGTGATAAATGCAAAAATCCTCTTGTTCGTCAACATATTTTTTACAAAGAAACATAGGACACAACATTAAAACACCGCCGCAAACATAAGCCTCCGGCCACTGCTTCAAAAACTCGCTCTGCCGTGTCTTGCGAGGATGTGCGGCAGCCCACTCCTCGACGATTTTTACCTGCTCATCAGCGGAAAGATCGCTCTTCAAGCCAACAGAACAATTATCGCCGTTGGCCGGACACCAAGCACAGCCTCCTTTATGTGTTGCGCACATCCGATTACGCTCTTTAATGAACTTAATAGCCTCCATCTTATCAACCTCCTCAATTTGATGGTTTGATTATATCACGCCCATTCTTATTTGTCAAGGGGCAATCTGCTGTTTTCTCAAAGATGCAATTGTTACACTTGCCAGTATTGAACCAGCAGTCGCAACATTCATTAGGTGTGCCACCATGCCATTTATTTTTATCATACAGCTCATTATGGCAAAGAGCACCCTCACACTTCATGGGACAAAACCATTCGCATTTACTCATACATTCACCACCTTAAATGCCTTAACCTGTATTTCTGTCTCCCCCGTCTTAACAAATTTACCATCAGCGTTCTTTGTCCATTTGGGCGCATCATCAAGCACGGCCTTGATTACATCGCCGGATTTGCATTGATATCCAGCCCACCATTTTTTATTGCATTTATATTGTTTTTCAGCGCCATATGCTAAATTGTACATGGTCAAATATGCTGTTCCATAATTATTGACTCGCACATCCATTACAACCCAATCATTGACATCCCGGCTTTGGTCGCATACTGTACAATAACCGAGATATTGCAGCTGCCATTGGATGCGGTCTGTAATCGTCGTTGGCTTGATTGGTGTATGCTTGAGAATAGCCACAATCAGCGCCTTATTGTCAAGCTCTTTGAATTGCTTAGCTGTTTCTTTACCGCAGCATTGCCGGATATCATCAAGCATAGAATCAGGGAAATTGGCCTTAGTCAGCACCAATGAGCCAATATATTGCTGATAGACCTCATATTCAGTAATGAGCTTGTTGGGATGCCCAAATTTCTCAAAATAGCCCAATCTGAACAAAATCTCAATAGCCTTCTTATTGATGCGGCTATCATCCATTAACGCTTGATATAACTCGCCACGATTTTTTACGCCACGTTGGCCGAGTTCATACAATGCTTGCGGCGTTGCTTTCGGCATATCCTTGATACTTGCCATGGTCTGCACAATGCAATTGTCAGCTCTGTCGATATTGAACTGGCGGTTATCATCGCCAAATTTAACGTCCTTGAGCTTGAACCCACGCTTCAGCATCTCTTGCTTAATGAGCGATACTTTGTCTTTCTCGCCTTTGTCAGTATAGCGCTGAAGGACGCACTTGTAAAACTCAAGCGGATAATGTGCTTTGAGATAAGCAATCGTCACACTGTCAATCGCCATACAATACGCATGGGCGCTATTAAATCCATATGCGGCGCTATTTTCAATAATCGTCCATACCTGGTCGGCCAACTCATGCGCCTTCTGCTCGTCATTTGTATCACCAGTGTCAATAATCGCCTTGGCGAAATTGGCGATAAACTTGGGCTTAGCATCCTTGATGATATAATCTTTCTTTTTGCTGATTGCCTTGATGATTGTATATGTCTCAGACATGGGGAAACCAGCAAATCCAAGCACCTTCATCAGCGACTCTTGATAGAGGATAAACGACGACGAGCAATATTCGTCCTGAAGCAAATCATCAAGCGCCTTGATGCCGTAATCAAAGTGCTGCCGTTGCTCAAACGTTTTATACATTGACTGGAAAGATGGGCGAATGGCGGCAATAAATTGAGTCAATTCAGCAATATTTTTCGGCTTATATCGCATGACTTTTTGTGTTGATTTAGACTGTTCACACTGATTGACGCACTGTGTATACCCATCGGCGTATATCTGCCATGTAGCATCATCATGTTCAATCTTGGCAAGCAACTGGTTCACAGTGAACGGCTCAATGCCAGCCTCTTTATATACGTCATATGTTAAACCAATGCTATCGACAACGAGGTAGTCTTGCTTGAGATATCCAAACGCATCAATCGTACCAGATTCGATATTGGCAACAAGCACGGCCTTGCCAGTTGTCTCAGATTTACACAGGCTGATGCCGATTTCTTTTTCAACGTCACCATCAAAACACAAACAGCCGCATGGATGGCCTTTAGCGCCATCATAGATACCCATATAGATACGGCATCCATCTACCATCTCTTGGTACTTGGGATTGATATATTTTTTAATATCAACCTCAGCGCCATCAGCGTGTTTTACCGCTGTTTCATAACGGTCGATTTGCTTACTAACCTCATTGGCTGTATCAGGCTCAACGCTGAAAGCACGAGCATACATTTTCCATGCCGCCTTGAATTTCAGCGTGCCCATAGCCAGCAGGTCGTATGTGCCCAGTTCGCCAACAAGGTCACGCTGAGCCTGAATAAATGGCTCTCGTGTGCTGACGTTGTTATCAATGTCGGGCGGCGTATGGCTATCTAACACGCGCTCTTTAGTCAAGAATCGCTCTGAGTACATCAGAACAGGACTATTGACTTTATCAACCTTGGTAAGCCGCAAGAGCTTGTTGAGAAACATCGACACAGCAGAACCACGGCCAGACGGCGTTAAGATACCGTTATATAGCTCTTGACCACGCTTCATTACCTCATATGACAAGATAAAATAATCAGCCATATTACAGCCCTCTATCTCGCCAATATCATGTTTGATTTCCTGCTGATATTGAGCCAGTTTATCAGGGTTGATATCGTCTCGCTGTGCCTTCCATTCATCTTTCAGGATTTGCCTAAAGATGGCATTGCGCTCTTCTTGTGTTTTATCACGCAGCGGCTTAATAACTGGCACCTTCAGCGATCTATCCAACTTGATTGTCTCATATCGGAACAACAAGTTGGTGGCTTCAATAGCATCAGCAATCTGATTATCACTCAATACTCCCTGTTTCTTAAATCGTGCTACCAGATCATCATATGTGGGATAATCCATATACCATCCATCTTCATCCTCATAGTGGATGTCGCTGGATTTGAGCAATTCATCACGGTCTTGCGCCTGGTCAGGTGTAATATAATGGCTATCACATCCAGCAATGATAGAAATACCATGAGAATCAGCCAGCTTAATGATGTGCCGATTTATGCCACGCTGTGTGTCAGTATCATGCGGTTGTACCTCAAGATAAAAATGAGGAAAATGCTGTGCTAATACCTCGACAATATCATCAATGTCTCTGTATTTGTTCCAAAACGCAACACACGCCGTTGTTACCATTACATCATCAGGCGGCAATCCTAACAGCAATTCCATATCGACACGGGGTCTGCCATAGTAGTAGCCGTCTTTGTTGGCAATAGACATCGCCTTATTGATTGCTCTGCGTCCTTTATCCGTCAGTGCCAATAAGATGATATGGCAATTACTGCGATCTTGCTCGTGCCGATTTTTTACCCAATACGCCTCACAGCCATATACCCATTGGATATTTGTACCATTCTTTTTGTTATATTTCTCAAGGTCGTCATACTGCTTGAAATAATTACCAGCCCATCCATGCTCAACTGTTGTGTAGATACATGGTCTATCGCCATATCTCCGTTTGAGTTCATTCCAGTAATCAACCGGCAATACAGGGCTATCCTTCATATAGCGATTGCTCAAACTGGTATGTTTATGGTAGTTGACCCAAGAGGCTTCCATAATAACAAATCCTCCTCTTGTTTTGATGGCGTTATTATACCACACAAGAGAAGGATTGTCAACACCTTATTTAACAGAATTTTTCTCTATATTCTTTAATGCAATCAATCAGCGCATCCACATCATCAATCGTGCTGTTCTCGTCAAAACTGACCCTGATAACCTCACTGGCCTCTTGCTCTGTCAATTTATAGCCGCCAACCAACACGCGATAATCGTGCGCTCCTGCACAGGCAGATGCCCCAACCCCAATATACACGCCCTTGCTGGCGCAATACTGCTGTAATGCATCGGCATTTAACCCATTCAGCCGAATTGCGTTGATAGCCAATGTGCAATTAGCTGGTTCATTAGCATCGCTACGGTCTGGCTTCAATGTGCTGTGAATGGCAAAACCATGAATATCATTTTCCCGCAAGCTGTTAATTAGATGGCTATATAGTTCCATCCACAGCTGTTCACGCATATCAAGCGCAAATTCATCACACGCCCATTCAACCGCCTCAGTTAGCGCCAATACATGGCCAACGCTGATAGACCCATGATGCAATCCCCATTGGTTCCTGATATCCTTGCCACCACCCAACCAATCAAACAGGCGGTTATCAATCCACATAAATGCAATATCTGGACAACCGCATTTATGACCGCTTGTCACGACCGCATTGGCATAATCGCACACATGAGCCGCTGTCAGGCTTGTTTTGCCAATAGCGGCAGTACAATCACAGATGAGAAACGGCACCTCATCATACTGCAACAGTTGCTCATGTACAGCCTTAATGTCGTGAATTTCACCCGTGAGCTGATTGACCAGCTGGTAGGAGAAAAAATCAACTATATCCAACTCGTCGGGCTTAGCTATACGCCCATATACAGCGGCATCATGCTCATAAGGGCTATGTGCCCACCATGTTATACGCCTAACATCAATTGACTTATGTTCCAGCCATTCAAGCGCCTCAGTAGCGCACCTAAAATACAGCATATGTCCGCACTTAGCCCCAATAGCCGCCTTAATCCTATTCTCGCAATCCATCAGCACCTTGCGTTCTTCATAGGCATAAGCGGCATTAGGATTGCGCCATTGCTTGCTTGTGTCAATGGGAAATTTAACCTCTGGACATGTGGCCGCGTAATCTAAAAAATGACCGTTCATCATTCGCCCTCCTCAGTATCAAATCCTTCACCAATAGTCTTGGCAAGCAACCAATAATCAAGTTGCTGTTGCATCAGGTTGTTAAGCAAGATACGTCCCTTAAACGAATCAACCTGCTTTAGCTGATTGCACACATCTTCCATATCAGAGGCCAAGCCGACCGCGAAATCGAACACACGTCTGTTTGCCAAGAAAATGCGACCCTTACAAGCAATATTGTCAATTTCCCATTCGCTATGACGTAGCCATGACCCAAACTCCATCATTCATCCTCCATACATATAGCCGCTATTTCACACCACCTAATAATGAACTGGTCAAGCCCATCAACCCAATCTTTTACCAGCCGCAAGCCCACAGATTTAAGGTCAAAACACGGCTCTTTTGCGTCCCATTCAAGCCATGCAACCACATAGCAACTGCGAGTACTCATCTTTTTCTCACCAGTGCTCATATCTGTAACAGGCACGGGATTATGGTCATACCATCTAATCAGTTCAAATCGCTTAGGGTCAATCACACCATTAATTGGCTTTACTGGCCTAATCTCAAAATCCTTAAATTGCATCACCATACCTCCTGTTTATTCCAATATTCCAGTTTACATTCACGCTGTTCCATCTTGCCCTCAGCTTGATTCCACACATCATCATATCGCCGCATGACCACATGAATCGGCTGTGGGTCATTGGCTACCTGCTTACACATCTGCATAAATTGAGCCGCCAACATCTGATCGGGCATCGTCATCTGCTGTTGCTGTACTAGCTGATTGCCTATATAGATATCAAGCCATACGGGCGTAATGTTCATATTAAAGAACATTATCAATCCTCCTGTCTATAATTATGAACAAATCCAGCGCCGCCGCATTTCTTACACGGCTCGAAGCAGATAGTATCTAAATCGTTCAAGTCATCAAGTTTTGCTATGCGGCCTGTGCCCATACACTTAGGGCACACCATATATCCAGCTTGTTTCAACGCGCTCAGTAACTCATTGCCACTACGCCAATCGCTCATAAAACAACAACCTCCTATCTATTATCATGCCTTAATTATAACACATAGATAGGAGATTGTCAAGATAGAATTTATTAAATTTTATCCGTGATAAGCGTCAATGACCTCACACAGCCAGCTACGATAGCTCTGTGTCAACTTGCATTCGACGACCTTATCAAACCGCTTGAGATAGGTAATCAAGCTCCTAAAGCATGACATATTAGCATCAATATCCACCTGCTCATTAGAACCAATGAGGATAATCTTAGAAGCGCTGTCTGCTCGGCTGACCACCTTCTTGATTTCTGGAACAGTGAAATTCTGACACTCATCCACAATAATGACCTTGTTATTAAAATTAACGCCACGCAGGAATGTAGACGGCTTGGCATCAATCCACGCCGTGCCCATCTTGATTGTATCAACGTTGGCAATGGCCTTGCTTGGCTCCTCATTCATCTTAATAAGGGCATCCTCAAGAGGTTGCAAATAGTCGTCAATCTTCTCCTCGGTTGTGCCAGGGCGATAACCAAGTGCCTGTTCCTGATTGGCGCTAAATACATAAACAACCCCATCATAGCCATGATATGCTTGGAGCATACGAGCACAAGCAACTGCCATCAGCGTCTTACCAGCGCCACTCACAGCATCGCACAATACCACTTGCACATCAGGTGACATAATAGCCTCTTTCATTGCCTTCTGTCCATCATTGAGCACAAGTCCAAAGAACATATCTTCAGGCGGCTTATCAATCGCAAACGGGTCGGCTACTGCGCCCGTCTTTTTCTTAGATGCTATATCTACTCATCCTCCGTTTCATCAATCATATACGGCGCTGTAATGGCGATATAGTTGCCGCATAGCCACTTAGCTATCTTATTGCGGTATACCACATCCATCACCGTCTGCCATGCCGAATTTGTCTTACATTTTGTAGCACATACTTGACGATGCTCACATGTTTTACAGGCGATTTCATTCGTCGTCATAATAATCCTCTTCCTCATTGCCCTGATAATCAAAGCCAATAGCCGCAGTAGGATTTTTTTCAGTCGGCTTGATAATCTCACATGCCGCCTCATGCTCACACTGCTGTTCTTCCATATCCATCTGCATACGGCCAATGCGACAGTTGATGGCCGACTGGATAAGATTGCCAACAGTCTCAAGCAGAGGCAGAGCAATAGAATACACCACAGCCCCCCCTATGAATAAATATACAGATTTAAGTGAATTTTTATTCATTATCTGCCTCCTTATTGACAAGATGCCGAGCCGCGCCCTCATCGACCTTCTGCTTAATATAGCCGCGAATCGCCTTTGCACTGGTCATGTCTTTGGTTGCCTTGTAGATGTGCAGCATGGCGGCATCATATCCTGCTTTCATTCCGATAATGAATTGCTCCTTGAGCTTAAGCTCAAGTGTCGCCTTGATTTTCTCTTGCAGTTCGGCGGGTTCCTTATCTGTCATCTGCGTTCTCCTTTCGTGTGTATGCGCTCATCAACGGGTCATCAGGCTCACATACGCAGCACGGTTTGCCATCACATGAACTGGGCGGATTATAGATGCAACTATCACACTTATATTCTTTCATCACATATCCTCCTCTGCGATATCGCAATGCGGGCAATATGCCTCTACATATGGCTCATAGTCTCGCGTCTCAGGATGCCATTCTTTGCCGTGGTGATATTCAAGCTGAGCGCCACAATGATGGCATCTACCCATTTCCTCAAGGCGGTCAGTAGCAACACCACACATCTTTAACGCATCAAGCGTCTTGAGATTGGCCAGCCAAACCATATATGCCGCTTCAGAAGCGGGGTCATCCTCATACATCTGGTGGATAGCATCAACAATATCGGATGCGGTCACGTCAATATTCACAGCGTCCTCCTTTAGATTTTCTTCAAGCCCTTAACATCAAACAGATAGCATTTTCCTTCGCCAATCTCATCATCAATTTGCACATAGACCAGCGTTCTATCTATCTTGCCATAAGGTGCAACACAACACGCCGTACCAATAGCACCATTGTTGATATCGCCGCCATAACAGAATCTTGCTACCTTAGCACGATCTGCAACATTATCAACAACCCAATCAGCATATGCAGAATATGACTCGTCATTATTAATGACCATCACCTTGTCTCCAACTTTAATTTCAGCCTCATCTTTCTTTGACTGAATACGGACAAGGCAGGTATTAATGCCATCGACCATGTTCCAGTTATCCGTCTTGTTGCAAGTGGCTCGCACTTTGATGCCGTCATCCAGCTTCTCCATCTTCATTTTGCGTCCTTTGATGGTCAGCTTGTACTCGCCCTCCAACTCAGGCGGTGCGAACGGCTTAGCCCGTGTTACCTCAAATGTAAACATCTTGTGTTCCTCCTTGATTAAAAATTCACAACAGCCATGCTGGCTTTTGCTCTCTGTTCAGTGCGCTTAATGTACCGTGCGCTTGTCTCCACAGACTTATGACCCATCATGTCCTTGATGACCTCAATCGGTACACCCGCTTCGCTTTTGATAGTAGCAAACGCAGCCCTCATATAATGATTGCTGATATCATGCCAATTCTCGATGCCAGCACGCTTGGCCGTCCGCTTGAGCATATCGCTCGTGCATTGATGCCCAATGGGATTTCCGAGATTGCTCGTAAACAGCCGGTCACAGCCATCCACACGGCACACCAGGTACTCATCAATCATCTTAATTGTCTCAGGAGCAAACTGGATGACACGCTGCTTGTCGCCCTTACCAGTGATGACGATGGCATCATCCATACGGCTTTTGTACTGCTCAAGCGTGATGCTTTCAAGTTCGCTGATGCGCATACCAGTAGTCGCCAATGTCATGATGATAGCCTTATTGCGACGATTACCAGCGACCTCAAGCATCGCTCTGATTTCATGTCCATCAGGTACGACCTTAATTTTATTTTTGATCTTAACACCTGTCAGGTTCTTAGCTGGGTCTTTGGCGATGACATCTCTGTCAGCAAGATATTTGAAAAAGCAACGGATGGCGCTAATCTTTCTTGCCGATGATGCACTGGACAGATTGCTCATTCCGACCTTCCAATCCTCAAGGTCAAAGATAGTCACAGCCTCAATCGACTTGCCAATGCCATTCAAGCACTGCTCGATGTCGGCAACATACGCTTTGATGGTGTTCTCGCTGCGCTTATTACCACGCAGATAGTTTACATAATGCTTCAGATACTCGTTCATTTCAGTTGCCTCCTTGCTTTTGTTGATGCTATTATAGCACCTAACGGCATGTTTGTCAAGCATTAAATTTCACGAAACGGCAATTTTATATACGACAATAACCCCGTGCCATAAGCACAGGGCTATCATCGAACAAAATAGGAGGTCTAAATGAAAGCTTGCCCATTCCTTGAGTGAAGGGCGGTGGTGGTTATGTCTTGACTCGAACAAGAATCTGAGAATTATAAGTTCCCGGCACTCAACCTTTATGCTACATAACCGTATCTAACGGGCAGTTATTTACAAGGATGCCCAGCCTTATCAGTAAGAGAAAAGAAAGAGGAGAAATCCATGATGTTGGAGCTGTCAGTCGGCTCCGACCCGACAACCTATCGCTTACAAGGCGATTGCTCTACCTATTGAGCTATGACAGCATTGGTGCCGATGCCTATCCCACTTTTAGCATCAGCGTTCGACCTCGTTCATTATGGTGTTGGTAAAACCATATAACCCATAGAGATTGAGCACTGGCAACACCCTAATCAATGGATGCACTCTTAGCAACAAGCATAAACCTATGTAATTATTGAACCCCAATTGGCGGTCGTTGTGACGGCTTGCCAGAATCGAACTGGCGACGTTGACATAACCAACTTGAACCCTCTGCCGTCATATTGCGGCACTATTCACCGCAGTCAATGGCTGTTTACCCATCGTCATAATATTGCTTTGCTTTCCTCAAACGTCTTTGAGTGTTACCGACTTTCAAACAATATTCAACAAACCACAACGGCTGGTCGGAGAGACAGGATTCAAACCTGCAACCTCAGCACCCCAAATGCTGCCGTCTATCTATTGGCTTACTCCCCGATGGGCGGATTAAGGATTACCCGCAACCACACATCCCGCCTCTCTTGGCCTGTCGTTTTCGCAATCCATGTTTCATACTAACCACTGTACACATGGCTTTTTTACTTTGTGGACTTATAGCTACTTGACACTGGGGCTGGCGGTCATTTGCTCTCTGCCCCTACTGGTGACTGGGTTATTTATCCTCTCACCAGCCATTCGAGTTATGTCCTTATAATGCTTTCCTCTTGCGCCTACATTTGCACCGCAAGCCTAATGCGTACGATAGCCAATCGCCTCTGTATTCTTGTTATTCTCTTATCTACCTACTGCAAGAACCCCAATTAGGGCGCATTATAGATTGCCCGGTTATCTGACAATCAGTCGGACGGCGAACTCCATAGTCAGATTTGCATTGACTCCTCTCCCTGTATGTCTGTTATCATTAAGAGGCTATCTTAATGTTTGCCCAAGTCAGGTTTTTGAGATTATATCCCAATGAGTATGCTCTTTACACCAATGGAGATATTGTCAGGTTTTGCAACTTGCACCAGACGAGTCGAACGCCGTGGTTCGAGGACTCTAACCTCTCTTCACCTGACTGGCTACTACCGTTCACCAACATCACACTATCGTAGTGACCTACGCTCATTGTTTTTCATCCTCGACTTTACGTTAGGAGCCTCTTGCATGAGCAGCCTGAGGTTAATCAATCAAACTTTATCCATTAACCGCAGTTAAATGGTATTGATTGACTACATTTTTTGTTCAGACAAGTTCGCAACGCTTGCCCCAAGGATTAACCTTGCACTATTTTCTCTGTCTATCGGACTTTGATAACACATTAGCACCCTGTTATCTAATCCATCCTATATAGTGTTCTTCCCCTTTCGCAACCCATTAGCTTTTGCCTGCTTGGTTACTACGCCGTTTATTTCAGGCCGGGAGATGGGGCTTTAGCTTAACGGACTAAAGATGAGTTCATAAGAACACCGACAAGGCTTTAGCCATCCTTGCTGAATCGTGTGGTTTAATATTTGCCATAATCCTCTGCCACCAATCGGATTAAGACAATGCACTATCGTAGTAATCACGGCATCTTTCTTGTTATTTGAAAGGCCATCAAGAAATCCGCTAAACCATTCTGGCCTTTGGCACCGCCTGATGGACTCAAACCATCGCATACATGGGTCAAAGCCATGCTCCTTCATCACTTGGATAAGGCGGCAGATATGATGGCTTATCGTACCATCAATGATAGACACGCTAGGTCTAAACGCCAGCCTCTTTAACTCTCCGCTGGAATAGCGACTAACATCGCTATGAAGATTTTAACCTCTTTACTGAGGGCGCTCGTCTTTCCGAGCCGCCAGACGATTGATTACTGGATCAACGTCAAACCCTTGACTGCACCATCGCTATAAGCGGGGGCGTCTAAGTCGGGCAAACAACTTCATTGAGCTATCCGCTACTTACCCTTCGCATTAACCTCAAACTACAACGTCGCAATATGCTTGCCCAACACATATTGCTTCATCGTTACAAACACACGGATTTCTGAGTTTTCTCACAAAGGAGTTTTCTTACAAAGGTCTGACGGTTTGAGCTTGCTGCGATTCGTATAGGCTTGCCAGTCCTGTTGATGGCCTCGGTTCTTCCATGTTCCCCCGTTTAACCATGCCCGCATCATGGCACCACCACCTCTTGACTACGATTGGATTATATCACATCTATCAGTCATTGTCAATACTTTTTTGAAAAATTTTAAGGTCGATACCAGCCGATGTACACACCATCCTTAAAAATAAACCGCCGACCAAACAAGCACAGATACTTGGTGTCGGCATCCTCACAGCTCTGCATCCACAACCTCATTACATTTCCCCCTCTTTATTTCATAGTGTTTAACATGCCATTACGCCATGCCATGGCCATGTCAATATTGCCGCGCAGCATCTCAATACCACTCAATGCCTCACATACCGCTCTGCCAACTGCCAACCGAGGGCTACCAACCTCAACAATAACTGGCAATTCAACTACAATACTATGCTCTGCATTGCCGTCGCTTACAGCTACATCCCACACCTTGTCCCAACGATTTAATACGGCACAGGTAATACCGTCTGGCAACTGAGCCTTAAACATATCATAAATATCCGTCATATCAAAAATATTTACTCACAGGCTCAAAGTCGGCATCCTTGGTATTGACATACACAACATCGCCGACACTACCAGCATTGATCGGCGCAAACAGCAGGATGTCCTCGCCCTTCTTCAGCGGTTTACTCATGCCGACCAGTTTATACACATTGCCCTTCTTATCTTGATAGCGGTTGCCAAAATTAAATTCGTTCATGAATATATCCTCCATTTGTTTGGTATGGTTAGATTATATCATATAAGTTCCTTAATGTCAACCCTTGGATGAGATAAAATTTCAAAACATCTCATTGCATATTCATACGCCTTGATACGCTCTTGACATAGTTTATAATCCCAGCCACCTAGGTCATGCAACCGGGACTTCTCAGCGTTGATAACATCGGCCATCCAATCAGCATAGTCTTGTGGTGTAAATTTGTTTGATTGATTTTCCATGCTTATTTCCTTACAAAATTTTGCCTATCAAATTACACTCGTGATAACATACAAGCGAAAATCGAAATTATTTTCCTATTTATTTAATTGACAAAATACTTAAAGTCATCCCATTTAATCTTAACAATGATGCGCTCACCACGCCTATCGCGCAACTCAACCATAGGACGGCCAACCACACCCTCCATCATAGCTGTGCTCATAGTGGATTTTGGATGTGTCATGACGTAATTAACACCATCTTTAATAGATCCAACCAACACAATGGGGACAACGTCAATACCGAACATTTGAGCTGTCTTTTCGACCCATTCACGCTCTTGATAGTTATCTCCAACGAGCACATCAAACAGGATGAAAGAAACGTCGTCACGATATGCGCCACCGCTCTGGATTTTCGGCCCATAGCCCTCGCCAAACAGGATAACCTCCTTATTGCCCCATGTCTGCTCAAACAACTCCTCGGCTTCAATCGTTCCAAACAGTTCGTTCAGCTTGTCGAGCAGATGTGCGGAAATTTGTGCCTTATCGGAGCGACCGCCAAATTCGACCTTATGTCCATCCCAATGAACACGGATATTAGTGCCGTCAATTTTTTCGGTAAACACCCATACGTCATCTTTAAGATATGCAATAGTAGGATTGCGGAAATTGTTCAAAATAAGACGCTTAGTGCCATCTGTGTCACGACAGAATACCGTTTCAATCTTTTCATACGTTCTCATACTGTACCTCCTCTAATATTTTTCATGCGCTCACTGGCTGCTTGCCGCTGTTCCTCGGTCATGTTGCGCTTAATCGGCGGCTTAGGCGGCTTGAACCACGATACAGGGCAATGCGCCAACACACTCTCGCCGTCATCACTGACAATCTGTACATCAGCATTATCTGCCGCAAGCCGCCTGATACGATTTGCCCATTTCGGCTCATCGCTATACCATGTCAGATATGGTTCGCCCTTGATATATTCAACTGCTGTTTCAGCCATTATTAACATCCTCACACGCAATCCAGCCAAGAATGAATCCTGCCACTGTTGCAATTACTACAAACCACATCATGCTATCCTCCTTACTTGATTCCGGCTAGTGCGCATAGCGATGTAAGCAAGCCGCTGACCAACAAACCAGCCGCCAATGCAATCATATTGCTACCACGAGCTTCTTCGTTTTGGTACATATTGATAAACATGAATAACGATGTAAATACCATACACAATCCATATATCATCGCCATTACATCACCACCTTACTAAAGAACCGGCATCCATCTATCGTCATTACATAGTGCATAGATTCATGGAAATCTCCGCCGCCATGTTCAGGATTGTAAAAATATTGAATAAGTGAATATGTGACGAAATTGCCATCATCAAAAATCTCGCTTACGGCCGATTTAACCAACGACCATGCTGCTGGGTCTGTCTGCTCAAGTCCGGGATTCCAACCATAATATCCGTGTACTACTCGCAGCTCGTCGGCTGTCATGCCCTCAATATCCATGCTCACAGCCATACACTGAGCAACGGCCTTCATCAGCTCATAGCTATGACCGCCTGCTTCACCTGCCACCACGCACTCAAGGATATAGCGTTCATCATCACTGATTGTAATAAACGGCACATCTGTACCAAGCAATTTAGCCTTAACAACCGCTCTTTCTTTGGCATTTATATCCGGCAGTTGTACATCTTCTACTGTATGAGCCAATGCATAACTAATAACGTCTGCGTCGATTTCGGTCTTTGTGTTGGCCTCATAATCGATTCTTATATAGATATATGCACCAAGAATAAACAAGATGAATGCGGCTACCACGCCAATCAGCGTATATAAGATGTATCTGATAATCTTCATTTAGTATGTCTCTCCTCTCTTATATGCCGCCAGCCATTCAGCAAAATACCGATCCCAATCTACGGCCTTAACATTGCCTTTTTGTGCAATTTCATTGTTAATCCGCTCAGTCACATCACGACATGTGCTCATAGCATTGTCCATCTCGCCATCAATCTTTGCCTTATATGCGTCGATATCCTGTTGTACGGCTTTAAGCAATTCAGCCGTGTTCTGATTAACTTGTTCCCTTATACGCTCTTGCTCTTTAATTTCTTCTTGATGCACTTGGTCTTCAAGATATTGTTTATACCATTTTCTATATTTCTTAAAATCGTCATACGAGAATTTGATGAACGTACTAACACACTTTCTATTCATGCGTTCTTCAATGCGGCATGGAATCTCAATGCGCTCTTTCTCGTTAAGGATGCGCCAATAATTGTCATAGTCGTGTTTCTTAAAATCCCACTTATCAGGTGCAATCATAAACCAATCAAGCCAATTATCAAATGATGCCTCAACATAATTATCTGTCGGCATTGAATTTACATACAGCGCTCTTGGCTTGCCCCATACAAGATGTATAATGCCGCGGATTATAACCGACGCAAGAATAATCAACAGCGCGATCACGAACATGGCCTATCTCCTCCAACTTTGTTTGATATGGTTATTATATCACACCGCTTGTCATATGTCAAGCCCTAATTTAATAATCTGTGACAACAACTGGATATTTGCTAAATGGCGAAAATCGTACAGCATCCACCTCATTGGCCGCCACATCGGCATACAAACGGCTGAATTTAGCAATGGCACCATGCTTAGTCCACGCCCAGCAATAGGCCACATCATCCGTATAGCAGCCATACTCTTTGCTCATCTGGTCAGGACGACTAAAATCCAACATTTCATACAGTACCTCCATTTTCAAACAGCTCAGAATAAAATCTCGGCTTATATACCCTATTAGCCAAATTAGGCAAGTGACCTGCCAATTCAGCCCAATCTACGCCGCCAAATGATGACGACATAATCTCACATATCAGCAATGCATCTTTGTACTTACGCCGCTCAAGCCGCAGTTCCTTCAGCCGCTTATACATCTTATAGCCATCACGGGCATTGTAATTATAGAACTCAATGGCGTGTTCAATATCGCATATCTTGCTCTGTGTCTCACATAGTCGATTTTCAAGCCATTGCTGCTGTGCCGCACATTGCTTATGCAGGTCGAGCATTGCACTGATTGTCTCAATGCCGTCATGCAGATCAATCGGCTCAATGTCGGCATCAATATCGACTGGCTCTGCATCAGCCATTCCGACAAATTGAACATGATAGCCCAAGTTCTTCAGCGGCTTTGGCAGGTTATATCTGGCATTCTCGGCTCTTGCCGCCGTTGTAAATTGCTGGGCTTGCTTGACATCTGGGGTTGCCGTAAATTGCTTAGCGGCATTATACATCAGCCAGTTCTTGTCATTGGTTAGGACGTAGGGCATATAGCAACAACCTCCTGATTTGTTATGGCATTACTATACCACATAATCAGGAGGTTGTCAAGAGGTTATTTGAAAATTTCGTCCCAGTTTATAGCTGATTCATCAGACTCACCCACATCCTCAATCTCCCAATCTACAATCTTGGCTTGAGGATAGCGCTGACCGCCATATTCGTTCACAGATAATTCATAAATTAGCTGTACATTTTTTTGGGTATTCGTACCGAATTTAGCCATCTCTTCATCCGTACAGCCGAATTTAATAAACGGCGGGAAACGGAATGTATTGCCTGCTTTGCCACATAATACCATGGTATTAGGCGGAATAGTCAACTCTGTGAAGAAGCGAGGGCAATCCACATCTTTACCCCATAAATGCCCATATTGCTCAATTTGCTCACACAATTCAAGCGTGATGTCGGCTACATCCAAGCAGGCCGCCACCTCAATATCGCCGGTTGTATCAATTTGCTGTTCATCCAACCACTGACAAAATCGGCCAAGATCGGCCTTTTTTACTACAATGCCAGCCGATGATTCATGGCCTTGAGCCTGAGCTATGTCGCTTGTATTGATAATTGACAACAGCGGCACAGGTGACCTAAAGCTGCCCGACCATAATGTGGGGTCTACCTCACGCAGAACAATGGCTGGTTTGTTATATCTATTCGCCAGTTTAGATGCGACAAGTCCTGTATACGATTTGTATTCAGCTGGGATCACGCCGATGACAAAATTACGATGGCATCGTAGATTAGCCTGAATGTCCTGATACAATTGACGCGCCGTATCAGATTGCTGACGGTGACAGCGGCCAAGCAACTTGATTGTATCGTCAATATCGGCTTCATCGGCAAACGCATAAAACATCTGCTCTTTTAGCGCGGCATCATTGAGGCGATATACCGAATTGATCTTAGGCGCAATTGACCAACTGCCGGCATGAGGCGTCAATTTTTCGCCACGACCCCATTTGGCAAGCATGGCTGATAAAAATTTATTCGGCATGACAAGAATCAGCCCTATTGCTCATATACAGGCTTGCGCTCACAGTCTCAATATCACCGGTTGCACCATATTCCTTCAGCAGAGGCCACAGCACACATTTGAGGTCAGAGACAAAAATCTTGGCGTTGGGATAATGGCTCAGCACATTATTTTTAATCACATCTTGAATTGATACGGCTTCAACATTGTCAACACCCATACGCTTTGCCATACCTTTTGCATACTCGGCCTGAGCAAGAGACGGACAGATAATCACGCCGCCAAATTTAGCCGCCTCCAGCACAAGGTCAGTCGTCACACCGCTACCACGGCCGCCTAAAATAAATTTCATTCTGTCTCTGCCTCCATTCCCAAATTCAAATACGCCCTATTCTCCATACTAATCAACGACATCACATCGCTTGCTATGCTGCTTGCCACTAAGTCGGCATTATCCACTGGCGGCAATCCATACAATTCGCAATATCGGTCTACAAATTTCTGCGTTACCAATGTGCCGCTTGCATTATGATTGCCGCCTTGCTGTAAGCAATTAACCACGATTGCATACGGATTGGAATTAAAATCGTATGTATGGTGGTCGAGGATAATCACATCACATCCCATTGCCTTGAGTTGGCGGCAAGTCGGCTCGTCTGCACTGGCGTCAGGGATAATCAGCAATGTTGGCTTTAGATTCTCGATTTCCGGCAACAGATTTTCGGCTTTATCTGCCGCCATACCATGCGCCTTAGCTACATAATGAAATAGAGGTTTAGATTTTAGCCCTTGCGACTTGATAAAATTGTAGACGATAGCGGCTGAACAACTACCGTCATGATCTTCGTCCACAAGCACCATCACTCGTTCCCTATTCTCTATCGCCTGATGCATCCGATGACAAGCAACATCAATGTTGATATATGATGCCGCAGGTTGCAAATCTGCAATACCGGCATTGATATACGCAATTGGATTTTCAATTCCACAGCTCTGCAAATAATCATGAATGAACGATGCCGGATTTACATTTTGCAATTTACATTTGATTTTCAATTTTGCACCCTCCTTTCCTATTTTCAATTCTATGTGCCATTGTCGATTTTTGAATTCGATTTTTTGGATTGTATATACATACTCAATACCTAAAATCAAATCTGTGGCTCCGTACATATATATCTACATACAGCAAACTCATCAATCGACCAATACACACATCAACTTGCTTTCGCTTGCATGATAATTATATCACATCAACGCCGACTTGTCAAGCATAATTTATACGCAAATCGATCAATCTGCATGTGCATCTATACATATACAAGGCCGCAAGTAAGCCCAACCAACCATTGCGACCAATTGTATAACACCATACCGTCATCAGTGCATACAGCCAAGCAAGTAACCAAGCTGCATCCATGCACAGAGCCAGCTTAGTATATGTAATTTATTTAATTTCTTTACATGCCGCCAGTAATCAGCCAACTCAGTCCATCAATCTATGCGGCTCTATGCCCATCTATACAGCGCCATGCTATATGGTGCATATATGTAGCCTATACCTATATAGCTATATGCAGCCATACCATATATACGTATATATATTCATACATACTACTATATATAGATATATGTATATATACTACCACCACATATTGCGGGGAAAATAAAAACGCAAGTAATGTGTACACGTGCGCGGGAAAGTGATAAGACCGCTTTAGCTGGGAAAAGTTTAACATTTTAACGTGCTAAAGTCCACCTCTCTACCAGATTGGTAGGTTTAACGATGTAGCACTTTAGTGTGGTGAAGTGTGAGGACATGAAAAGCCGAGGGGGGCTTTTTGTTCCCCCTCGGTCTTTCCTTGCCATGTTCGGCCTTTACCGGTCGAGCTGCTGAAGGGCTTCAGCAATAGCTTCGAGCGCTTCGGCGATACGCTCCAGAACGGGCTTCAGACTCTCCATGAAATCACCTCCTTATCTCTTTAGGATGTCTATATGTTACCACATCAGGCCATAAAAGTCAAGTACTTTTTCAACAAAAAATAAGAAAAATTTTTGTGCATTTTGACCACTCAAAACGCTGAAAATTTGGGCACCAGTCTTATTATACCATGCAAATATAAACTTGTCAACACATATCTTATAAAAATTTTGTTTCTTTTCAATACGAGTTAGACTATGCTAACCGTATATTCTTCTCCCCCTCTCCTTCGGTCATTCCCTGACTGGACAAGTATAGTATAGCACACTGACAAGCGGTTGTCAATAAGTTTTTCAGAAAAATTTTACTTTATTGCTTTAATTTGCTAAAGTCTGGACACGAAAAAGAAAACAAGCTGCCATTTCTGACAACCTGTTTTTTTCGCATTTTAACCGGCCTTCACGCCATTTTATATTGGCACGGTATGTTTACCCTTGTAAGCCGCTGCGAGGCCGTGACGAGGCTTATATTACGTTTATTAAGCGTTTCTTGATCCAATGCCCCTTTTACATATATTCTTCATCAATTTTTTGTACTTGACCAATATAACCAATACACCAGCAATCACCATTCGATAACTTTACTTTCAAATATCCATATGAATCATTATTGATTTTTTCTGTAAAGACGGGCTGATGATTATAATATTCTTCATTTTTTTTTGAATCCGACAGCCAAAAACCCCACATCAATCATAACAGCAAACCTCCCTTTAATACTCGCCCGGC